TATCAACCAAAGCAGCCTGTGCCGGCGATTATGGAGGGGACCGGCTAGACTGGGAGACACGCGCCATGAAGTCCCCACGCGATTACATCGCCGACTTTCACCCACCCCTTGAGCGGCTGGAAAGCCTGATCGAGCGCGTCCAAAAAGACGCTTACGATGAGGGAGTGCGCGAGGGGAGCGCTCACATGTTTGAGATCGTGCGCAAGAGAGTTGAGCAGATCGACCGCAAGATCAGCGACGCACGGTCCAAGTAAGCACCATGGGTGCTCACGTAGTTGACTTAGGGGACACGGGGAAGTAGTGTTGATCTCGTAGGAGACAACATATGAACTTCCCCGTGCAAACCGTTAACATGCCCGAGCCCATGCCACCGGCTCGGACCCGGAAATACCCCTTCCACGAGATGGTGCCGGGCACGATGTTTTTCGTGCCGGGACCGACACCCAAGCCCAACACCGTCATGTCCTTGGCCAGCGCTACAGGCAAGCGCCTAGGCTTCACATTCATGACCCGCCAGTGCTTCATGGCGTGGGACAAGAAGGCCAACGAGTGGGTCAACTGCGACCCCGAAGCGAAGGGCGCTACGCGGGGCGTCGCTGTGTTCAGGACGGCGTAAATGGCGGTGACCGTGCGCAAGTTCGAGGTGGTCACTTACACCTGCGACAAATGTCAGGACAGGCAGAAGGGAGGCGATGCGTCAGCGTGGCGACACCTTCAGATCGAGCAGCGGCCTTGCCCGTCCAACCCGTTGGGGTCTGACACTACCTACGACCTGTGCCCTGGCTGCGCCGGGATGCTAGAGCACTTCCTGGGGATCGGGGTGAAGACATGAGCGACTGGGATGACGAGCAGTACATCGCCTTCGACTTTGAAACGTCGGGCAAGCTGCCCGAGTACGGGCTTCAACCGTGGCGGCTGAGGACGGGCGAGGCATGGATCACGTCGCTCGCCTGGGTCTACCGGGAGAACGGCGAGACGAAGCGTGGAGGAACCATTGACCCAGACCCGCTCTACATCGCCTGCTTTCTGGCGTGGGCTATCGAGAGTGGGCGCACCTTGGTTGGTTGGAACGTCCAGTTTGATATCCAGTGGTTACTGGCCCTTGGTCTGGACAACCACGTCCACCAGTGCCGGTTCGTTGACGGCATGCTGGTGTGGCGTCACCTTGAGATAGAGCCCGAGTACGAAACCACGCGGGTGTCGAAGAAGTCCTACAGCCTGAAGACAGCGGTGCGCGAGCACCTGCCTCAGTACGCCGGCTACGAGGATCAGATCGACTTCCACTCGACCGATCCCGCCGACCGCGTGAAGCTGCACACCTACAACATCCAAGACTGCCTGTTCACGCTGCGCATCACGAAGAAGCTCTACGAACAACTTAAGGCGCGCCAGCGTCAGGCCATGTGGATCGAGGCCCAGTGCCTCGCCATGGTTGCGAAGGCGAACGTGGAAGGGATGCTGCTCGACACGACCTACGCGCAGTGGTTGAGCAAGGTCAATCGGGATGTGGCGGCGAAGAAACTTGCGCTCCTTGCTCCCCACGGCGTGACAGAAGCGGTGGTGCGTTCGCCCAAGCAGCTTCAGGTGCTCATGTACGATGTGTGGAAGCTGCCGGTCCTGAAGGAAACGACAAGCGCCAAGACGGGCACCGTGTCCCGCTCGACCGACAAGACGGTGCTGCACGAGTTGGCGTTCATCGACGTGCGGGCGAAGGAGCTACGCGCCTACCGCGAGGCGCTGAACAACGACACCAAGTTTGCGATCACTCCAATCAGGAGCGTGCAGTATTGCGGCGACGGCATGTCGCACCCCAACGCCCGCGTGTTCGGCACCTACAGCGGGCGCATGACCTACTCGTCCAAGCAGGGCAAGGGCGTGACCGAGCGGCCGACCGGCTTCGCCCTGCACCAAATGCCGCGCATGTCCGAGAAGCAGCCCTTGGACTTCCGCGCCCAGGTGATTGCACCCAAAGGCTACACCATTGTTGAGTTCGACGCCGCCGGCCAAGAGTTCCGTTGGATGGCCATGGCGGCGAACGACCTAACCATGTTGCAGTTGTGCCAGCCTGGGGAGGATGCGCACAGCTTCATGGGCGCGAAGATCGCGCGCATGGACTACAAGGAGTTTTTGCGGCGACTGGCGCTGAAGGAGCAGCACATCAAGGACGGGCGTCAGATGGGCAAGATCGCCAACCTCTGCATCGCCAAGGGCGAGATCGTGTTGACAGATCGCGGACCTTGCAGTATCGAACTGGTCAAGTCTGATGATCTGGTGTGGGACGGCGAGGCGTTCGTCGCCCATGACGGCGTGTCGTTCAGTGGTGAACGCTGGACGATTGACAATGATGGTGTGATGGCGACGCCAAGTCATCAGGTTCTCGTGAGCGGAGCGTGGACGGCGCATGACGAAACACAGCGTATGGGCTGGGCCATTGATCGAGCGTGCGCCCCCAGGCACGCGCTACGGATCGTGGGCGGTATTGCCCGGCGAGCCGTTCGCGAAGCATGGCGCGATCTACGTGCGGGCGCGCTGCGCTTGTGGGATCGAGCGAGAAGCCAACCTGCGGTTCATGGAGACCGGACGATCAACCATGTGCAAGGGCTGCGCTACGCGCTCGCGACATCAGCGGAGTGGCGACCTGATCGTGACCGACGCGGCGACGCGACGCTTGCAGAAGCGAGCCAGCGCATGGTTTCAACGATGTTGGAACCCGAAGGATCGCTCATGGCGAAACTATGGGGCGCGTGGGATCGAGTGTCGGTTCTCATCAGTGGCGGAAGCCGTGGCATACATCAAACAAACTCTGCCGCATCCCACGTACCTCAAACTCGACATCGACCGGCGAGACAACGAGGGTCATTACGAGCCTGGAAACTTGCGCTTGGTTACGCGCAAAGTGAACCTCGCAAATCGGCGCAAGTCGAAACCTACGATATCGTAAACTGTGGCCCGCGAACGCGCTATGCCATCAATGGTAGGATCGTTCACAATTCCCTTCAGTATCGCACGAGCGCGAAGAAGCTGCGGGTGGTGGCGCGCGTGGACTACGACGTGCCCATGACCATGACGGACGCCTACTTCATCCACGACCTCTACCGCACCACCTATTGGCGCGTGCCTGAGTATTGGGATCGCCAGATCGCGCTCACGATGCGGCGTCAGTGGGTTGAGACGTTCGCCGGCCGGCGAGTTCAAGTGAAAGGAGATTGGAACGGCAAGAACGGTTGGAGCATGGGTTCTACTGCAATCAACTACCGCATCCAAGGCACGGGCGCGGATCAGAAGTACCTCGCCATGATGATGATGCGTGACTATATACACACCATTGGTGCTCGCTTTTTTCTTGACTTGCACGACGGCATCTATCTATTGGTGCCCGACCGACTGGCAAAGAGCGCCGCCAAGCACATCAAGAAGGAACTCGATAACCTTCCCTACGCACAAACATGGAACTTCATACCGCCTATTCCCCTGCCTTGGGATTGTAAGATGGGCAAGACATGGGGCGGCCTGAAAGAGTTCAAACCCTGACCAAGGAGTATCAGATGAAAGCGTTCCTCTACCACACCAGCAGCGGCCGGATGTACGAGGTGGTCAAAGTCGAGAACGGCGAGATCACGCTGAAGAACTCGATGGCCACGTTCACCGACACCTACGACAAGGAAAAGTTCAAGCTACAGGGCTACATCCGCGTCAAGGGCGAGGACGAGGACGAGGCGCGCGCCGCCGCGGAAGCCCTGGTCGCGGCTGAAGCCGAGGCCGAGTGAGCGGCAAGCGATCAACCAGCGCACGGGCTAGGCTGCGTTGGTTGTTGGTGCTGGTGTTGCGTGAGAGTATGCGGTGGTCGTTCGAGATGATAGGCGCTGAGATCGGCGTCACCGAAAGACGAGCGCGCAAGGTCTACAATCGCGCAGCGGAGAGATACAATGCCGAGCAGTCCTGGCTATGTGAGGAATTACAAGCAAGAGTACACGACGGCCAAAAGCCGCGGCGAAGACGGCACCGGGCACAACTCGGGCAGCGCGGAGCGCGACCGTCTGAGGCGAGCGGCGCTGAAGCGGGGCATGGTGAAGAAGGGCCAGGACTTGGCGCACAAGGTGGCGCTCTCTGGGAAAGGCCCGAACACACTGGCGAACGCCCGCGCCGAGACTGTGCACGACAATAGGAGCTACGCCCGCAATGCGGACGGCTCGATGAAGGACAAGGTAGACCACCACAAGAAAGCGAAGTGATGAGCAACCAACCCGACCACAGTGGACCGCTTGACGGGCCGACCCTACGCAAACGTTCTGACCTTATGCTCGCCAACATGACCGAGCTTATGTACTCGGCGCAGCAGATGGCCTACACCGCAGGCTCCATGGACGCCTGCGATCTGCTCCGCGTCCTGCTGACGCATGTTGAGAAGAAGGGCAAGTTCGAGACGCCGCCCGCACAACCGCTCGACGTGTTCACGCTCAAGTACGTGATCAACGCGCTGCACAGTTCTATCCAGAACAACGTCAACAACATTGTTGTGACGGACGTGGTGGTCGTGCCGGGGTCGCCGGGTACGGAGGGACCGCCGCCGGGCACCAAGCTTTCCTAATCGGTAGGGGCAGGGTGGGAGGCCGTCGCCATCGACAAGCGCCCCCGTTCGCCGCGATCCTGTAACCGAACCGATCTAGGCCCCGCCGATGGCGGCGGGGCACCCGACCAAGGATAAGAGCCATGTGGGCGTACCGACTGGGCAAGGCTGACGACAGCCTGCGGCTGCTCAAGCCATTCTCCGCTCTGCGCAAGTGGCTGCTTCGGCAGCACGAGGTGTGCGGGGACGAGACAGAAACATTGTTCCAACTGGACAACGATCTGAAGGTAGCCCGCAACATGGCGCGCGCCCTTGGTTGGGACACGTCCCTGGCTTGCCCAGAGCAATGTTTCTCCATGCCTGGACCCGACAGCACGCTGTACGGGTTCGTGATCACCCAAGCCACCAGCGGCCAGCGCTACGTCGTGTCGCCCGTCGAACTCGCCTACCTTACGAACGAGGTGGACTGGGACGCGCGCATCAACGAGGCTGAGGTGCGCAAGGTGCGGGGAGAACTCAGCGGAACAGTAGTTGACCGACCGCCGCTGCGCGTGGGCGAGTGGAAGCGCTCGGCCAAGGGCAACATGTGGACCACCATCAACGGGGCTAACTGCACGGTGTTCGCCAAGAACGATGGCACTGGCTATTGCGCCGTCATCATGAACCCCACGAGCAGCGGCCTGAAGGTCTACACCAGGGCGTTCGAGACAGAGTTGGAGTGTGCGAACTATGTCATTCAAGCCGACAACTTCTACAACCTTATCCGCGGGTGGCTCGGCAGTCCCGGCGAAGCCAAGTCCACCGATCTCGACAGCCCCTTCGCAGACATTGACTGGGAAGGAGAGGACGAACGAGGGCTCGATCCCGATATCCCGTTCTGACGCGGTATCAAACAAACTCGCCAACGATCTCGACCGTTACCTCGCCAATTACCGGACCACGGACAAGAAGAACTTGACCGAGGGTGAGGTGATCGTGGGCCTTGGGTTCCTCCTGGGCCTGCATCTGAAGGACCCCGAGCGGGTGAAGGCTTGGCTCGCCCAAGTCGGCATCGCGGGGCTTAGCGCCGTGAAGGATAAACCATGAAAAACATTATGGTAGACTTAGAGACGTTTGGAACGAACCCGTTCTCCATGATCCTCAGCATTGGTGCGGTCTACTTCGACCCAACCAAGGTGGGCGACGCGGCGATCAAGAGTTCGTTCTACGTCACCATCGACCCCATCGCTTCGGGCAAGGCGGGCTTCATGACCGACATGTCCACGATCTGCTGGTGGCTCGACCCGGCCCGCCGGCCGGCGTGGGACGACTTCCTGAGCGTCGCCCACTTTGAACCGGCGGACGCCCTTCAGGGCTTCAGCCTGTGGATCGGGGGCCTGTTCGATCTGAGCCAGGACCCGACCGCCCACGACGATCTCGACTTCCCGAAGGACCCGGCGAAGCGCGAGACGTTCGAGCCCTCCACCCAGGTCGCGATGTGGGGCAATGGGCCGGCGTTCGACAACGAAATCCTGCGCAACGCCTACACGCGAATGAACATGGATGCGCCGTGGAAGCACTTCGGCGACCGCTGCTTCCGCACCATGAAGAACCTGGGCGGCGCGAGCAACCTCGCGCCCCCGCACGAGGGCCACATCCACAACGCCTTGGTTGACGCCCGTCAGCAAGCGAAGTGGCTCTGCAACATCATCAACACCCTGCACGTCACTATCTAAGGAGAACCCATGTCTGCGCCTGACGGGGAGCATGCGCCCCACCAACTCATGCAAGCACCCGAGCCGTTGAGCAGCGTCCACATGGCGCTGCTCGAACTGCTCAACCATTGGCGTAACCGCGCCCACTGGATAGACGTGGAGCGCAGGGCCATAGGGGAACGGCTGCAAGTCTACGACAGCCTGCCCGATATGAAGCCGGCGACACCGCCGCCCACGACGCCCGCTGACCAACTGGTGGCCGCCGTGCGAGGCAAGAACACCGAGCTTGAGGTTAAGCTGCAAGAGCAGGGCAACGCCATCCGCGCGCTGCACGAGCAGAACGTCACGCTGGTCAACGAGAACAACCGGCTGCGTCAGGAGAAGCGCGAACTGGCGCTGCAACTGGATCAGCTTCAGCACGAGCGGCCCGAGCCGATCAACACGCTGGAAGTCAGCGTCCCGCGCTTCGCCCAGGAGATGGGGCGCTGGTGCAAGGACACGTTCGGATCGGCGATCTTCTTGAACCCCCTCGAACGCGCGGCCCGGCTGGTGGAGGAAGCCGTGGAGGTGGCGCAGGCTGTCGGGCTCGACAAGACGTACATCTACAATATCTTCACCATGGTCTACAACAAAGATCGTGGCGAGTTGAAGCAGGGGCTTGGCGGCGTCATCGTCTGTTGGGCCGTCATGTGCGACGCCCTGGGGATCAACCCGTCCGAAGTCATAGTCAAGGCGAAGGACGACTGCTGGACCCGCCAGACCGCCATCAGGAACAAGCTGGCGGCCAAGGTATTGGTTGGAGCGTCACCAACCAAGATCGAGCACGCGCCGGGGAACATCCCTGGTCCTAAATACGACGCTGGCGTAACCGCTGCCATCGAAAAGTGGCGCAAGTCTATCGACGGCTCGCCCGTGGCGGGAGGTAAGTAAGAACCATGCAACCGCTTCCGTTCACGTTCTCATCGCTCGACACGTTCAAGAACTGCCCGAGCCAGTTCCACCACAAGTATGTCCTCAAGGACGTGACGGAGGTGCAGTCGCCTCAGGCGGCTTACGGCGACGACGTTCACCAACTCTTTCAGGAGTACATCGAGGCCGGCGGCGCAAAGCCGCTGCGCCCCGACCTGAAGCCGCATCAGGCTAAGCTCGACCAGCTACTCGCCAAGGACGGGATATTTTGGTGCGAAGAGAAGGTGGCGTTCGACAAGCGCCTCCAACCGACCCGGTACGACAACCCGGATCGGTTGTGGCGCGGCAAGGCGGACTTCCGCCTAGTTGACCGGGTGGAGCAGTCCGCCACCTTGGTTGACTACAAGACGGGGAAGAAGCACGACAAGTGGGCGCAGTTGGCAATCTACGCCCTGCACACCTTCGCGCTGTTCCCCAAGGTGCAAATCGTCAACGCCCAGTTCTATTGGACCAAGGACTTGACGACAACCAAGAAGGTCTGGGGGCGCGACGATATCGAGGGCCTGTGGCTCATGTTCGCGGGCGACCTAGCCCAGTACAAGCAAGCGTTCAAGACGGACACATGGCAGGAACGGCCCTCAGGGCTGTGCCGAGGCTGGTGCCCGGTCACTACCTGCCAGCACTGGCAACCGAAGCGGGAGTTCAGATGATCATCGTCTACCTCATGCCCCCGATCAACTCGGGGTGGGATGCGCTCGGCGCACTCGTGGGAGGACTGATCGGGCTGGTGCTTGCAGTCGCGGTAATCTTGGCCATGATGAGGTGGGTGTGATGAGCAAACAACCAACTCTAGCTGAAGGTGGGGAATGAACGCGCCGATCATCAAGAAGAACGAGAGCCACGTCAAGAAAGGCGTGAAGAAGATACTCGACGCACACCAATGGTTTTGGTGGATGACGCCGGCCAACGGCTACGGGGCATCGGGCATCGCGGACTTCTGCGCCGTGAAGCAGGGGATGTTCCTGGCCATCGAGACGAAGGCGAACCGCAACGACCCCACGCCGATGCAGCGCGCCTACCTCGATAGCATCCGAGCGTCCGACCACTTCGCCTTCGTGGTGCGCGACACGAACATTGGTGCGTTCGAGCAGTTCATCGAGTTGCTGGACAAGTCTATCCAGTATAGCGCTCAAGGCCAAATCCCGCCGGCCGAGATCGGCGGACCCATGTTGGACGCAATCAAGCGTCTGACCGACGACGAAGTGGTAAAGGGAAAGCGATCATGAGACTGCGAGTGCTGCTACCGGGGCTGGTCGCCTACATACGGATCATCATTATTTGTGTGCTGCTTCTCATGGCGCTGACACCCAAGGCCAGGGCCAGCGATCTCGCCCTGGGCGACAGCATCGCGCTCGGGACCGGCCACGCCTTGGGTGTCCCGACCGTGGCCAGGGTGGGTGCAGGGTCCTGCGAGATCGCCGACTGGCTTCCCAGGAGGGGGTCCTACAGGCGCGTGGTGATCTCGGCGGGCATCAACGACCAGGGGCTATGCGTCCAGGCCCTCCGCGCCGGCCTGCGGGCCAAGGAGGTGATCTGGATACTGCCGGCACCCATCAACGCGGGGAGGGGCATGGTCCAGGCCGTCATGCAGCCGGGCGACAAGGCGGTGAGCTATCGCTGCGCCGGCCCCTGCACGCGCTCGAACTTCCACCCCGCCAGCTACCCCGCGGTGGCGCGTGCGATCAGGAGGGTATGGTAATGGATCAGGGCACACCCGAGATCGACGTGGACGAGGCGGTGGCGCGCACCCTGAGCATCATGCGCAGGAACCTTGAAGAGTTCGCGGTGGACAGCTACGCCCCAGAGGATATGTTGCAGGCGTCGATAGCGATCTCTGCGAAGCGGATCGCCGACCACTTGGAGATGATAACGTTCCGCATGACTGAGCAGAACACTGGTTTGAACAGCCTATGCACCATCCTCAAGGAAGCGAAAGAGCAGCACCACCTTGACGCTCAATCCCTGACGCGCGCGATGTTCGATCTCGACCACTCCGTTCGGGACAATACCGGGCGCGAACTGCGCATCAACATCAGTAAGGACTAACAATGTTCGTTCATCAGCCGACCAAATCGCTGGTCCTCAAGGTGGAGGACCCGGCCGCGGTGATCGCCACCCTGGGGGCGACGAACGCTCGGCTGGTGAACTCCCCGGAGGCGAACCTTGCTGTCCGCCATAACGTGGACACAGTGCGCATCTTGAGGAACATGGGTATCGACGCGCCGTCCCCGATCTGGACAGACTACAACTGGCCGGGCCGGTTCAAGCCCTTCGACCACCAGTACGTGATGGCCGACGTGATGAGCGTGCACCCCCGCGTCTTCAATCTGAGCGAGATGGGGACAGCCAAGACGGCGGCGGCGCTGTGGGCGGCCGACTACCTCATGTCCGTGGGGCTGGTGAAGCGCATCGCCATCATCACGCCGCTAAGCACCATGTATTCTGTGTGGCAGGAAGAAATCTTCGGCACGCTCCTTCATCGCCGGTGCGCCGTGGTCCACGGATCGCGCGAGAAGCGGCTGAAGGCGCTGAGCCTGGACGTGGACTTCTACGTCATCAACCACCACGGCGTCGCGCTGGACGAGGTGGCCAGGGCGCTGAAGGCGCGCAAGGATATCGACCTGATCATTCTGGACGAGGCGAGCGCCTTCCGTAACCACAAGACGAATATCTATCGCTACCTCATGTGGATACTGAAGAAGCAGAGCAAGCGCTTTTGGTTGCTGACGGGAACACCCACGCCGACCGAGCCCGCCGACGCCTGGGCGCTGTGCCGCATGATCGCGCCCCAGAACGTGCCCGTGCACAAGGGCGAGTTCTGGCGACAGACCATGGTGCAGGCGAGCGAGTTCAAGGCGGTGCCGAAGAAGGGCTACGAGAAGATCGTCTACGACGCCATGCAGCCGGCCGTGCGGTTCAAGAAGAAGGACTGCCTGAACCTGCCGCCGCTGACGATCATCCCCAAGCGCACCGGCATGTCGAAGGAGCAGAAGCGCGCCTTCAACGAGATGCAGTCCGAGATGGAGGCAGAGGTGGCGAGCGGCGTCGATATCACGGCGGTGCACGCGGCCGATCAGATCAACAAGCTGCGCCAGATTTTGTGCGGCTCGATCCACGACAAGACGACGGGCAAGTACATCACGCTGCCGCACACCGAGCGGTTCGTGGACTTGGTTGATACGATAAACGAGGCGCTGGCCAAGGTGATCATCATTGTTCCGTTCAAGGGCATTACCTACATGCTCGAAAAGGAACTGACCGCGGCGAAGTTCACGGTAGCCGTCCTCAATGGCGACGTGTCGGTGGGTCAGAGACGCACTATTATAGACGACTTCAAAAATAAGGCCGACCCGCGCATCCTGCTCTGCCACCCCAAGGTCATGGCGCACGGGCTCAACCTGACTGAAGCCGACATGCTTATTTTCTACGCGCCCATATATAGCTACGACGAATACGCGCAGGTGATCGAGCGCATCAACCGGCCTGGACAAACACGGAAAATGACGATAGTACGTATGGGCGCTCACCCTATCGAGTGGTCGATCTATCGGACACTGGACGAGCGCGGGATGAACCAGCAGAACATCCTCGATCTGTATGCCGAAGTTACCATAAGGTGAAACATGGGTGACGTCACATGGGAGAGGATGATCAGCGCCTACATCAAAATGCGCGATGCGCGCCACGCGCTGAAGGCCGAGTACGAGAAGAAGGACAAGGAGCTTAGGGACAACCAAGAGCAGCTTGAGGATTTCATGCTCGGGCAGATGAACACGAGCGGCGTCACCAGCCTGAGGACGCCGCACGGGACGGCCTACCGCACAGAAACAATGGTCCCTACGGGGTCCGACTGGACAGCGTTCTATGCGTGGGTCAAGCAGACCAATGGTTTCGACTTTCTCTTTCGCCGCATCAAGGCTGACGCGGTGAAGGATTACATGGATCAGCACGACGGGGAGGTGCCGCCCGGCGTCGCTGTTTACTCCAAGCTCGGCGTCACTATCAGAAGGAAGTAACATGGCCGACCAACTGCCTGCAATCTTCAAACAGAGCGCCAACCTGCCGGCGCATCTAATGGACGATACCGAGAAGAACATCATCGCTCGCGCGAGCGTCAACGCCTTGACCTTTGAGGGCAAGGTCTGGGCGATCTCGCTCGACGGCAAGAAGACGAAGCTCATGAGGACGGACGCGGACGGCGAGGAACAGCCCGTCCAAATCTTCACGGGCGTCTTGCTGGACTACAACAAGGCGCGCGGGCGCTCGTTCTACACGGGTCCGTACGATCCGAAGAACCCGCGCATCCCCGACTGCTGGTCGGAAGACGGCGTTCGCCCGCACGAGAACGTGCCGAGCGAGACGAAGCAGAGCACCACCTGCGCCGCCTGCCTGAACAGCAAGAAGGGATCGAGCCAGAACGACGACGGCAAGTCCACCACGGCCTGCTCGCAGTTCAAGAAGCTCGCAATCGTCCCCATGCAGAAGCTCGGGCAGTTCCCGCCCCTGCGCCTGACGATCAAGATCACGAGCATCTACGACAAGTCCGGCGCCGATAGCCACCCTGGTTGGTACGCATGGGACCAATACATCGACCTGCTCGTGAGCAACAACGTTCCCCACACCGCGAAGCTGCCCACCAAGATCAAGTTCGACCCGTCCACCAGCTACCCCAAGCTGCTGTTCGCGCCGGGCAAGGATTGGTTGACGGACGAGCAGTGGGATATCGTGAAGCCCCTCGCGGCGAGCGATGAAACCAAGGCGCTGCTGGCCGACAGCTTCAGCCCCGTTGCGGACAAGACGGGCACCAAGCCCCTCCCCGAGGACGAGGAAGAGACTGAACTGCCGGTGGCCCCGATCCCGGCCCAGGCGAGGGCACCCAAGGCCGCGAAGGCTCCCCCGGCCCCGGCGGCTGAGGAAGACGAAGAAGAGGCTCCCCCGGCCCCGCCGGCCAAGCCCAAGGCCACGAAGGTTCCCCCGGTCGCCCCGCCGGCCGAGGAAGAGGAAGAGGAACCCGACGCCGAGCAGATCGCCGCCGCCAAGCGCGCGGAGGCCGCTGCGAAGGCGCAGGAGACGGCCAACAAGGTGGTGGCCAAGGCCGCCAAGAAGGCCGCCGCCCCGCCGCCGGTGGAGGAAGATGAGGGTGACGAGCCCCCGGCTGCGCCGGTCAAGCCCAAGGCGGGCGGCGCGAAGGCCACCCCCGCGAAGGCTCCGGTTGCCGCCCCGGCGGCCATCGGCGGCCTGCTGGACGACTGGGACGAATAAGTCCTTTTGACGCAACCCTGAACTGAGCTATCTTGCGCCCTCGCCCCAAACGAGGGCGCAAGACTTTAGGGGCACCCGACCATGCCAACCACTACATTTAGTCATGAAGAGTACGCTCGCGTATTAGAGAACGCTTTCAAGATCATTCGTCACGACCTGCCCGATGTGGCCGACGATACTTTCAGGGAGATGGCCAAGCTTGGTACGTTGAAGGGCGGCGAGTACGCTCATGGCGACGACAGGCTCGACAACTTCCGGCGCAACGGCGAGGCCCTGGGCCTCCCCATGGAGGTCGTCTGGGCCGTCTATGCGGCAAAACATTGGGACGCCGTTACTCAGTACGTATCGGACCTTAACAAGGGCATCAAGCGCGAACGGCTTGAAGGCATCCGCGGGCGCATTGACGATCTCTTGGTCTATCTCGTCCTGTTCAAGTGCATGGTGATCGAGCGCGAGCGGGAGTAGCGTTCGATGAACAGTAAGGACTTCCTCAAGCTGGTCTGGCCGGACCAGGGGTTTTACTGCGTCGCCACCCCTAACGCTACACGCACCGGCTACCGGCATTATGTCTTCGTCACCTTGGATGACGCCTACTCGCACGCTCGTTCGCTCTACAATCAGTTCGACGTGTACTTCGGCGTTCATGCTCACATCAACCAATTCGAGTACAACCAACGCTATAACCGCAACACGCCGTGCCGCAAGAAGCACAACATGCGCGCGGCGCGGTGCCTGTTCCTCGATCTGGACGTGGGCAAGGGGACGAAGGAGAAGCCGAAGTATCCCACCCAGGCCGCCGCGCTCGCCGCGCTGGCCAAGCTCATCTTCCAGACGAACCTACCCGAGCCCGTCGTTGTCTCATCGGGCAACGGCGTGCACGTCTATTGGCCGTTCGAGGATGAGGTGCCGTCCGAGGATTGGAGGCAGCACGCCGCCAATCTGAGGCTGCTGCTCGACAAGCACGGCATGCTCTACGACCCCTCGCGCACGACCGACATTACCAGCGTGCTGCGGGTGCCGGCGACGCTCAACCACAAGGACCCGGCTAACCTCAAGAAGGTGGAGATATTGTTCACGGGCGAGAAGTTCCCTTCCGTGAACACCACCCTGTTCGGCATGCTCGCGCTTCAGACCGCGGGCCTGCAACGGCTGCGCACACCGACGCAGGGCATGGCCAAGGACATGTCGAACATCACGCCGGGTCTGTTGGGCTTCCCGCCCACTGACGCGGACGACGTGGCCGCCGAGTGCGAACAGATGAGGATATTCCGTGACACGAAAGGAAACATACCGGAACATCATTGGTACGCCGGCCTGGGCATCCTAGGGTTTTGCACCAACGGTGCACAGGTTGCGCACCAGTGGTCCTCAGGGCACCCGAACTACTCGGCGCAGGAAACCGACAATAAGCTTGCACAGTGGAAAGCGAACGGATCGGTCACCTCCTGCGCCAAGCTCGGCGCTGACGGCGCGCCGAATGTCTGTGCCCGGTGCCCGCACTTCGGCGGCCCGTACAAGAACCCCATCGTCATCGTCAACAAGAAGCCCCTGACGCAGGCGTTCGTGGCCGCGACTTCCACGATGCAGCCTGCTCCCACGATCCTGCCGCCCCACCCCTACAGCCGGCTCGCCGGCATGGGCGTGGTCAAGGACACGGGCGTGGGCGCACCTGCGGTGGTCATGAAGGACGTAGACTTGTATCCGATCGCCACCGCTTCAGGCGTGATCAACGGCCTCAAGATCAACAACGGAGTATCAACCTGGGTGGCTCGCGAGCACAACGTCACGCAGCAAACGTTATCAATTCAGTTCGATGTGCCCAACGAACTGCTCAGCGACCCGAAGGCCATGAGCGTGCACTTCGCCGCGCACGGCCTCTACCACCCTGCAACAGTTGAAGTGGTTCGCTACATGAGCGCGTATCTCAAAGAGCTAAAGCGTCACGTCGGCATGACGGTGCAGCACCCGCATATCGGCTGGAAGGGCAAGGACGATCTGTCCGAGTTCGTCCTGGCCGGCAAGGTCATCGACCCCAAGGGCGACGTGCACGAGTGCACCATGGCCCCGTCAACCAAGATCGCCACGGACGGTATGGGGACCGGCGGCACGCTGCCGCATCAGGTCGCCGCGCTGTCGTTCTACAACCACCCGGCCTACTCGGCGTCGAAGTTCATGTTCCTGGCCTCACTGTCCTCGCCGCTGTTCATGGCGACCGGCCACCACGGCGTTGTCATCAACGCGAGCGGTGATAGCTCGGCCGGCAAGAGCACGGCCCTGCGCGCGGCTGCGGCGGTGTGGGGCGACCCTGACAAGTTCGTCGTCAACGGCACAGCCCGCGGCATGTCGGCAATGGCCAGGGACCTTCGTATGACGGTCATGGGCAACCTGCCCACCATGATTGACGAAATAACGCACATGGACCCCGACGACGCGCGAGCCACGGTCATGAGCGTGTCGCAGAACCAGTTACGCACGACGCTCACTTCAGGCCGCGAGGTGCGCGAGAAGCCCACCGGGTTCCGCTCCGCGCCCCTCCTGTCCACCGGCAACTCGGACCTGCATCAGACCATCGGTATCGACAACAAGGCCGCCGGCACCGCGGGCTCAGCGCGCATCCTGCAACTGCCGTTCGATCTCGCCGCGCCGCATACGAAGGATCAGATCGACGCCTTCAACCACAACCTGTCCGCGAACTTTGGGTGGATCGGGGCCTACATCCTGAGCAAGGCCATGCCCTGCATGCCGCTGCTGTTCGAGAGCGTGCAGGAGATGGTGAGGCAGATCAACCAAGACACACTGGCGAAGGGCGTCGAGCGCTTCACGGTCGCGGCGGCTGCGCCGGTGTTCGTGATGGGCGCGTTCGCCGCCTACCACGGCATCATCGAATGGGACATTGACGAGCTATATCACTGGTTCCTGACCGTGCAGCACCCGGCGCTGCGAGCGCAGATGACTTCCCAGGCGCAGGCTGTCGCGCCCGACAACGTGATCCGCGAGTTCCTGAGCGCCAACGTCAACGACACCGTTGAGACTGACGAGCACGACCCGAGCAATCTGCCCATGCCCATGGTGCGCAACAGGGTCGTGGTGCATGTGCGGCGCGAGATTAACGAGGTGTGGGTCAGCCAGGATGAGCTTAAGGACTGGTGCAGCGCGAAGGGCATCCCCTACGAGAGCATGATCGTAGACCTGAAGAAGGGTGGCCTTATACTGAAAACCAATGCTCGTAAGTACATGGGGCAAGGCACGAAGTATCAACTCGCGCGTAACCGCGTGGTCGTCCTCGCCAAGGACAAGCTCTGAAATTGGAAGGGCGGCACCTCGGGGGAAGTGCCGCCCTAACGCTATCGAGTGGCCGCGAGGCCGGTCAAGCGTTCGAGTGTCTTACGGGTCGGGGTTCGGCGCGTCAAGCGGCGCAGGAGCCGGCGCAGGAGCCGGCGCAGGCGCAGGAGCCGGCGAGGTAGTGTTCGCCTCCTTTTGCCCGCCGTCCTGCTCCTTGGTCACCGTACCGGGCAGAGCGCCCGTCTTGGTGGGTTCGAGATGGCGACCGTGAGTGTGCTTGTGCTCGGACATGTTCGCTCCTTACGCGGTGCCCGTGCCCTGCGCGGTGGTCTGCGCCGGGGCGGGGGTGGGGGCCTGGGCGGGGGTCGCCGGGGCGGGAGTGGGGGCCTGGGCGGGGGTCGCCGCGCCGCCGGTGTTCTGCGCGGGGGCGGGGGCCGGGGCGGAAGCGTTGGCGACCGCGAGGTTGAACTGGGCGGTGTTCGCCTTCAACTGCTGCGCCAGCGTCTCGATATCGCCGTCCGCGTCGCCGAGAGCCACGGACGCAAGCTGCGCCGCGTCGGCCGCGATCTGCTTCGCCGCTGTCGTCATCGCGGCGGCATTGTCGATGATTGCCTGCTTCAGGTCGTCTTCGCCACTCATGATATTCTCCAACAGTTGGGTCTGACGGCGCAGCGTTCCTTCGATGCGCGTCAAGGCGTTGCGTATGTCGCCTTCCATAACGCTCTCCTAGCCTACTTGGCCCCGGCCTTCGCCGCAACTTTCTGTGGCAGACCTTTCGCCCCAGGCTTGGGTGCAGCCTTCTTCGGCGGCGGCATGCCGCGTCCAGGGGTACGTGCAGGCCCCATCGTACCATTGGGGCTAGGTGGCGTTGCGGGCGGCATGCCTTGAGCGGCCATCTTCTGAGCACCCAAGGAGTTGAGCATAGCGATTGCGCCGCGGCCCATGTGCTGCGCCGCGCCTGCGTTCAGGACCGCCTCCTGCGGGGCGAGCGTCGCCGGCACGCTGTCCACGTTCGGCGGACCCTTGCCGGGCACCTTGGCCGTCCCGCCCTTGGCGTTGATCGTCGTCGCGCCGCCGGCCGCCTTCACGCCCATGCCCAGTTGCTTGCGCAAGTCTTGGTTCGGCGTGGGCGACCCCCAGGTGCCGTTGGTGATGGTCTGGCCGGGGCCGGGACCGGCCGGCGTGGGCGAGGTGGGCTGAGGCTGCACGTTGGTCGCGCCGCCGGCCGCCTTCACCATGCCCAGGCCGCGCCGTAGGGACTGGTTCTGGCCGTTGGGGTTGGGCGTGTTGCCGCTGAGGTCCGCGGGGTTCCACGAGCCGTTGGTGACCGTCTGACCCGGTGCTGGCGCGGGCGGCTGCACCACAACAGTAGTGGCCCCGCCAGCCGCGTGAAGCGCCTGCATGGCGTGCGCGACGACATGGGCCAGGGGATGCACCCCAGGCGGGGGCATGGGCGACGGTGGGGCGGCCTGAGGCTGTTTCATGTGGGCTCCTTGGGGTGGGACACTCGGTGTGCCTGCGGCGAAGTGGTAGCCCTGCGCCGCGCGCTGCCGCTTGGCGTTCAACACCTCAGGGCTATCGGTGACGCTTGCGTTGTTGTCGTCCACGGGGCTCATGGTGGTCATCGACGTGCCCTGGATGTTGATCCCGTTGGGGTCGCCACCAGGGTTCTGAAGCGTCGAGCCACCCAGGCCGTAGCCCTTGTTCGACAGCCCCGTGTAAAGCTGGTGCTGGACGAACGGGTGGACCGGCTCGTTATCCCAGTCGAGATGGCGCGACTGCGCGCCGTAGTAGCCGGCCTCCGCGCCCGAAAGGTTGCTCTGCGCGCCGTAGTAGCCGGTCTGCGCCTGGGCGAGCGGGATCTCTCCCTGGTAGGTGTGGGCGATACTGGCGTCGGCCAGGGGCATGACCGACTTGCCCTGCTGCGTGGTGGCGTAGGTCTGCGCGCCGCGCAACGCGATCTCGGACGGCGTGAGAGCCCCGATCTGCTGAGCCTGCGCCTGTTCGAGCGCGCCCCGATCCGAAGCCTCCTGCTGCATAATGTCGTACTTGCGATTGATCAGATCGCTGAAGCCAGCGGGTGCGGGCATAATGGTTTCTCCTTAGGTGCTTTCGCTGTAGATATGCTCGTCCACCGCAGACGTGCTGGTGGACGTGACAGACGATAGGCTTGAGGACGCGCTCCACTGGGACGAATTGGACCAGTGTATAGCACCCAAGGCTGCTGCGCCCAACTGGGCCATAACGGTGGCCGCGCCCTTGATCGCCTCGATGCTGGTCTGGCGGGCCGAGATCGCCAGTTGCGCGTTGGCCTCGCTGACCTTCACCTGCACCTGGGCGATCTGCATCTGCTCGTTCAGGATCGCCTCCCACGTCTTCACCAGCACGTCGTTGTAGGTGCCCATGGCCTGCACCTGGGCGGTGTACTCGGCGGTGGCGGCTTGGTTGAACTCGCTCGTGGCGCGAGCCTGCTCCACCATCGCCTGAAGGCTGGCCTTGTAGCCCTCAAGCTGCGCCTCGTAGCCCTGCACCTGCGCCTTGTACTGCTCAACCAGCGCGCCGGTGTACTGCGCGGCGGCGTTCACCTGCGCAGCGTAAGCCTCCACCTCCGTCTTGTAGACGTTCTCGATGGCGCTCTGGGCCTCTGCGTTGGCCTTATACCCTTCGACTTCGGCGGTGTAGGCGTTCACGGTCGATACGAACGCCTGTATCTGCGCCGAGTAAACGTCCACCTTCGTCTTCTCGACGTTGGCCTGTGTCTGGATGATCTCGACCTGCACCTTGGCGATATCGAGCGTGAGCGACGCTGCGCTTATCTGCGTCTTGTACTGTTCAACCAAGGCCGTGTTGATCTCGGCCTTCGTCTTCTCGAACTCGATCTCGGCGTTGAGCACGGCGACGCGCGCCTTGACGCCTTCGATGAACGCCTCGTAGGCTTGGATCGTGGCCTTGAAGCCCTCCAACCTGATCTCATAGATTTTAACGTCGGCGTTGTAGATTTCGATGGCCGCCTCAGTCTGGAACTTGGCCGTCTCGAACACGCGCTGCGCAACATTGTTGGCGTACTCGATCCAGTGGCTCTCCAACGTGACCGCCATCTCGCGCGACTTCATCACGTTTTCAAGCCGCATCTCGGCCTGCTTGACCATGATATCGCGCGAGAGCGTACCCATGGTGTAGGCCGTCTCGGTCCTGATCTTGATCCGGTTGTCGTTCCACACACCACTGGGCAAGGCGTAGCCCAAGGTTTCCTGATCGCGGTTCAGAGCGTCCAGGGTTTCCACCTGCTGGCGATACTCGCGTTCGCGCGCGGCGTCCCACATCGCCTGCTGCGTCGAAGCGTCCAGGCCGGTGTCCTGGCCGTTGGTGAGCGCGCTGTCCAGGCTCGCGGTCAAATCGCCCAGGAGCGTGCTCACGTAGGCCGGCGGCTCCACGAACGCGAGGATGTTGGGCTGCGTGATCGAGAGCGTCGGGACCTGCCCCGTGAAGCTCGGGATCGCGTAGTCGCTCGGGTTGAACGTCACCGTGTCCAGCGAGAGAAGCGTGGGCGGGTTGGGAAGGTTCACCGAGGGCGTCGGGTAGTTGAAGTTCAGGTTGACGCTCGGGCTGGTCGGGATCGAGCCGTACGACGGCTGCGGCAGAGAGCCGAAGTTGAGCGTGGGCGCGAGGCCCTGGAACGCCCCAGGGAACAAACCCTGGATGCTCGGCGGCAGTACCGAGAACGCGGCCGGCGCGTTGGGCGTCGTCCATGTCACGGTTTCAAGCGTGGGCTGACCCGGCAACTGAGGTATCGGCGGGTTCGCGATCTGCGGGAAGTAGGCGCTGACCGTGACCGGCTGAAACCACTGTTGATTGGAAAGCGACGTCACCAATTCCTCAGCCTTCGACACCAACGTATTGCTGGTGGAGAACATGTCGTCTGCGTTACCCCATACTGGGGCTATTCCTGCTTCACCGGCCATCGCTTACCTCACTGAGAATATTCCCAACCCGTAAACCGCTGATACTTGAACGGCAGATCGCCACCGACCCCTGTGAACGGAATTGGCTTCGGCGGGGGATTGTCCTTGAATATCTGCGCGTAGGCGTCCTGCTGGCGCAGATACATGTTCTGGGTGTGATCTTGTAGATACTGCGTCGCGAGATCGAAGCACTGTTGGTAGGTCAACCAAGCCTGCCCCGTCCCGCCGAAGAATGACCCGTTGTAGTTCTCGGGGTCGAAAGCGGGGTTGCCGTTGATGTCGAACAGCAGCTTGTTGCCATAGTTGTAGGAGTAGAGCCACCTTGCCGTGGCTTGCGGAAGCGTGAGGGCCGGCGAGTTCCAGCAGAACAAATACTCCTGCAAAAACCCGGCGCTCTCGTGCACACCCTGCGGGTCTACGTCCGCCGTGCGCACGAAGTCGTTAGTAAAGAAGTTCTGCGAAGTCGCCAAGATTTTTCCGTTAGCGTCGGTGTTTACGTCCCAGAACGATTGGACGTTCTGCGTCTGTATCCACTCCTTGGCGTACTGTCCTGTGAAAGAGTAATCCGTCTGCCACTGGGTGGTGAGCCTCTGGATTGTCGCGTTGTACTGCGCGTTCTGCTCAGCATTGGCTTGTTGCCACCCAGTGAGCGCGGCTTCAGCCTCTTGACTGACCGCCTGCCCAGGACCACGCCCAGGATTGTCACCACCACCAACTATGAGACAGTCGTGCGGCCCCATCAGCGACGGGTTCGGGCTGTTCTCGTCCAGAACAATAAGGCCGCCATACTCGGTGTGCGCCGCCGCGTAGTTGGGCTTGTCCTTGGTGTTCGCAGCCGTCAGATCAAAAGGCATGTTGCTACCGTTGCCCGTGCCGTAGCCGATCTGATAGTCCATTTCCGCAAACAACAATGGAGTGTTGTTCGCGGCAATAGTTTGGTCGGGCCTCTGGGGAACATTCCACGACTGCCGCACAGTCATATACTTACCACGGTCGTAGAACTCCGCGACGAAACAATCGAAGCAAGGCGCGTATGTGTCTGCGAAGCCAAGCACGCCAACTGTGTTCTGACCTTTGGCCTTGAGCGGGCTTTTGCCGTCCCGCACATCGGGGAAATAGATGCCGCCCCAGACAGCCGGATTGCCGATGTGCGCCTGCCCATCGGCGTGCTGGCTCCAATCCTCCGCGGACTTCCAAAGCTGGTAATCGTTCCAACGGAGGCCGCCAGTACCTACGTAATTGACAAACGAGCAGTTATTAAAAACGTTCATCCAGTCGAACAGACCATAGTTGAACTTCTTTGCGACCTTGGGCTGGTTGGTGCCGTCTATCTCATCGCCAGCGTCATACTGACCAGGGCTGTCGGGGGTCATCTTGAACGGCAGCTTGAAGTTGCCGGCGTTGATAAGGTCGTTCATCTTCTCCACATCACCAGTGTACGACGCGCACAAGAGCGCCGTCTTACCGAAGAGCATGGCATAGGCAGCACAATTTCCACCTTGGAAATAACTGCTTGGTTGAACGCTTTCCTCTATCAGATAACCGTTCATGAAGACTGCATAAGGACCAACAGGCACAATGCCTATGGGACTTTGCACGGGGTAGATTGGCTCGCCGTGTATCCAGAGAACGTAGCCATCCAAGTTGGTGTCGGTCGTGGTGTCGAGTTCGAGCGCGCCGCCGGTCGGGTAAACGTCGATCAGCAGCTTTTCAACACCATTGTTGTAGGTGTAGCGCGCCCGCAGGTCGTCGCCGATACGCATATTGTCCGCCCGGTAGCCCAGGCCCGAGAGCGAGTTCTGCTGGCGGTTGTTGGCGATGAAGCGATCCAGCAGGGAGCTATGCCCCTGGATGATCTGCCCCGCCACCTGCATCAGCGCGCCCTTGTCTGTGCTGTTCACATCCGCCGGCAGTTGAGCGTCCACCTGCAAGCTCATAGGCCGCTGAGCGCCATCGGGCGGTGAGGACTGCCAGGGCAGGGGCCTGTAGGTGTTAGACACGACGCCCACTCATGGAGGGGATGAACTCGATGTTGTTGAAGCTGAAGTCCTGCCCGTCCACCGTCTCGACGTGCCAGCCCATAAAGCGAGATTTGAGGCCCTTCCCGATCCTGAACTTGGTGCTCATCAGCCCTGGGTTGGAAGAGGTCTGATAGGAGAACTCACGCCCGTCGCCGGTGTCGAGCTTGAGCAACCAATCCGGTGTGCTCCCTTCGCCTTGCCCGGTGACGCCCACATAGACGCCCTTCAGGCCGGCGAACTTGCCGCCGTTGGGTTCGAGATAGCCGCCGGTCAGCGAAGCGATGACCTTCACGCCATCGTCGCTCGGGCCATTGAGTTCGTAGATGCCGTTCGCATCCGCCGCGATATACTTGCGACCAATGGTCGCGAAGCTGTTGTAGTTGAAGCCGCGGTACTCGGTGACGGCTTGGGTGCGGGTGTTGACCGCCCATGCGGTGCTGTCCCCTGAGAGGGTCCACGTCTCGCCCGCGATCACGAGATCGCTGAGCGTGACCTGATAGGCTCCCTGCAGCAGGGGCGTGTCCGAAGCCAGGGCCGTGGAGACGACTACGACGTGCGCCGTGCGCACAGCCACATAGTACTCGCCGGCCGCGGCGCTGTCGGTCAGGACGGCGTTCGCCTTGTAGGTGACCGTCACGCTGTCGTGGGCGGCTGCGCTGTCGCTCCACCCCTTGGCGGTGAGGACTGTCCAGCTATCGGTCGCCTCGGCGCTCGTGGCCTGGGACAGGTGGAAATGCGCGGTCGCGCTCGCGCTGTCGGTCGCTCGGACCTTCTCACTCACCCGCGTGTTGCGCGTGAGGGTGTAGCTCTCCGTCGCGTTGGCGCTGCTCGACTGGGAGATAACCCGCTTGATCAACCAAGCGTCGCTCGCCTTGGCCGCGTCGGCGAAGGTCGCCCCGCCTGACTTAGCCCCGTACGAGGCGCTATCGGTCGCCTTGGCGCTGTCCGAGATCAGGCCGCCGGGGTAGAACTTGAACGTAAAAACGCCACTGACGGACACGGTGTCCGTCAGCGCAATGCCGGTGACGAGGGTCAAATTCTCGGACGCGAGTGCGCCGTCTGCGCCCGAGATTTGATCGACCATGGGTTAGCTCGACGTTAGGGTGGTCTGATACGTGACCGTGATGCTGTCCGTGTTCGCCACCGACTTAGACGAGCCGAACTGCGCCGCGCTGTAGAGCGTGCCGCTGTTGGAGGCCGGCGTCGCGGACGAGATGATGAACGCGCCGGTGAGCGTGGCCGAGCCCGTGAAGTTGAACGTCGCCTGCGAGGCGCTGTTGGTCAGCGTGGGGCTCGACGTGGCCTGGGCCGGGCTGAAGGTCGGACGCGCGCCGCCCGAGTAGCCCGTAAACTCGCCCGCGTTGCTCACGATGCTCGACGCCGTGTCGGTAGCGACCGGGGTGTAGTTGTTCTGGAACACGCCCACGTACCAACTGGTCAGCGCCGTCAGCCCCGCGAGGCCGGCGTTGAGCAGGTAGACGAGCCCCTGATTGACCACCGTGTTCTCGGCTTCCCACTCGTCAATCTTCTCGCCCTTGCGGAAGTGCTCGACGCGGTAGAGCCCGCCCGCCCGCGCAAGCTCGTGATCGGGGATCAGCAGCCCACCACTGGTTTCCTTGTACCTCATGAAAACTGCTCCGTTGCCTTGGCGCTGTCCGCCATATCGACCCACATAGCATTACCACGGATAATTCCGGGGTCCACATACTTCCCAGTCCTTGCACCGTTGACCGGCGCACCGTCAGAGGTAAGGCAGACCACGTAGTGGTTCATGCCATCCTGCCGTCGAAACATGGCTGCTGCGGTGGTGGCCACGGGAAAGAACACGGTCGCTTCCGTGATGTTCGTGCACTTGCCGCCGTCGTCGCCCACGCAAAAACCCCTGGTGGTCATGAAGGCCACGCTGACCTGCATGGGCTCTTGGTTCTCGCCCTGCTGCTTCGGGTTGCCAAGCTCGCCGGGGATTTCGACGGCCGATCCTGGGATCACGCCGCTGTCCATGACGCGCTGCCGCTTCAGCGTCTCGAACGAACCGCCCGCGAGGAAATAGACGCCTTCCGTGGTGCCGACGTAAACCCCGTCGAGCACCACGCCAAGCATAGTAATGTCGGCCTCGAATTGGATGAAGCCGCGGTTTTTGTCTACGAAGTTATACGCCTGAAACTCCGTGGCCCAGAGCATCTTACCCGCCGCCAAGTAGATGCGACCATTGTAATAGACGAGGGCTGTGGCCAGCGGAGGCGCGCCAAGAAGCTTCCCACGGATTGCAGGAAGCGTTGAAGAAGTGTCAACGATGGGGCTCAGCCATATGTCTTGGGCTGGACCCCAGTTGTTCACAGCCCCCGTCGCATGAGTGATAATGCCTGAGCCAGTGGCGCAGGTGAAGTAGACGTACTCACCCAAGTGCTCGAACGCGACGCCCGCGGGTCCAACATCCGACAGATCGCCAATACCGTTAAGCAGGACAGTGAAAGAGTAGTCGGGTCCAACAATTCCAAGTTCGCCATCTTTCACTCCATAGACTACGCCATCGTCTGCGGTCCACAGACTATGGCAGTTGCCGGTCACGACCTGTTTTCGGCCGCGACGCCGGTGCGGCTCGCCCACGTCATCGAGATCGACGTTGACGGCTCCTGCGAGTTCGCGAGAACTCAAGTCCTCGCGAGCAACAGTGTTTCGTATGCCGGTGAAGCCCTTCAGCATAATGCTCTCGGGCACGCCCTGCGGTGTCTCAGGCATTGGCTTTCCCCTTGGGCATGGTGCAGACCGCCATGTGATCGTCGTAGAGCTTGCGCAGCCGGTCGCGCTCTGCGCGCATGTCCTTCAGGTCACCCTTGATTGCAACCAAGTCCTGGCTCATGCCTTCGATGTGCGCCTCGTAGCCGTCCATGAGCGCCTTGAAGCGGTCTGTCAGATCGGTGGTCTGCGCGGTCGCGTCGCTGCGGCGCTTGGCGTCGTCAAGGAGACGCCGGTCCTCTTGCGCCATCTTCGCCTTTTCCTTCGCCGTGTAGACAACGCCCGTCAGGGCGAGCACCCCCGCAATGATCGGGGTTGCCCAGTCTTTCCATGGCAGGCTTTTGAGATATGCGATCCAGTCGTCCACCGCGGGGTCCTCTACGCCCTCGTCAGACGTTGTTCGCTTGGTTGGCGTAAACCTCAAAGCAGCCTTGGGCGGCGGCCTGAAGGGTTCCGAAGCCGTAGATCATCCAGTCCACGGTGCCCTCGCCCGACGCCGAAGTGTCCCAGGTCCCTACCCATGCTCCTGTAACAGCATTGTAAGTAAGACCAATGCTGACTTGGTGGGCCGCCCCGCCTTGATCGTTATACGTGATGACGGCGTTCGCCTCTGAGGGCTGCGTGGCCGAGCCATCGGCGGCGACGAACACGGTAGATAGGGTCACCACATTTTTGCGTACGAAGCTCGGCATTGCACCCTCACCTGATATTCACCCGCGCTGTCGCTAATTGGCCGACACTTACACTGGCTGCTGCAAGTTGTGTGATCTCCGTACTTGCCCCTGCAACTGCTGCGATGTTTACGCTTACGCCTGCTGTTGCCCCAACAGATACTGCGGCGGTGCCTGGGCAAATTTCCTGTTCGGTGTCAGAATATCCGATGACCAGGGAATATGCTACTGCTCTGCCTGTGCTCGCCGATATTGCGCCAGATGCGCCGATCACGCTCGCGCCGCCGTTGGCGAACCCCCGCGCCTGGACAGGCGTATTGCTGAAGCCCTGAACGAGCGCTGAACCATTGGCGTAGCCGTGAGCGTAGACGACGCCCTGCGCCGCGCCAGACGCCGTGCTCGACCCTGTGGCTGTGCCCGCGGATGGTGCGGACGCCGCGCCGACCCCTGCCGCAGTCGATGACCCGGCCGCTGCGCCTACGCTGTTCGACGTGGCCCCGCTGACGCCCAGAACGATGCTTTGGCCCGTGGCGACGCCCACCACGCTGTTGATGAAAGCGCTAACGCCTTGCGCCGTGCTTATGGCGATGGCGTGGCCAGCGCCAGCACCAAGGGAGCCTGACACACCCGAGGCCGCGGATGAACCCGTTCCCAGGCCCACGCCGCCTACAAGGGCATGCCCAACACCCGAAACGCTGGCCACGCCTGCCGCCGCGCCTGCTCCACCGGCTGCGACCACTCCCGCGCCTGAGAGGGTGGCCGAGCCTACAGCCGTGCCGACGCCCTGGTTATACGACGCCCCTACGCCGTTGACCAGTGCTCCACCGGACGCATTGCCTGTAACGCTGACGCCATTGCTGCCGTAGCCAACAACCAAGGCTTGGCCGGTGGCGGTGCCCACCACGCGCGCTTGGCCGGTGGCGGTGCTGGACCCTGCCGCTGTGCCGACATGGCCGCCAGCGACGCCCGTGACGGTCGCTGAGCCGTAGGCCGTGCCCACACCTTGGCCCTGGATCGCGCCCACGCCCAGAACCGTGGCGAAGCCCGTAGCGGTCGCCGTGATCTGGACCACGCCGAAAGCGCTGCTCGTGCCGGCCGCCGCGCCAACGCCCGCGAGCGTAGTTGTGGATGGCGCGACCCCTTGCGCGTTGCTCGACCCGAAGGCAAGGCCCACGCTGTAGGTGTGGCCCAGGCCCACCCCCGAGACAGTCGCGCCTCCCGAAGCAGACCCCACGGCCTGCCTCGCCTCGATCCCGACGCCTGCGACGGTCGCCACGCCAAGCGCCGCGCCAACGTTCACGACGTAGGAGCTAACGCCCGAGACAGTGGCGCTCCCCGTCGCAGAACCAGTGGTTGTAAGTGCCTCTACGCCTACGCCGTAGCCATAGCTTACACCGAAGGCCCCTCCTACGTAGGTGACAGGAACGCCTACGCCGCTCACTGAGGCCGATCCAGCCGCCGAGCCTGCCGCGGGCTCCAGCGCGCGGCCGACGCCGCTCACGGTCGCTGCGCCGGTCGCCGTGCCTACCGCAGGGTAAGCGCTGCCCGATGCGCCGAGCACCTGGGCGCGGTTGTTGTTCGAGCGGCCAACACCCTCGAACTTCGCCGCCCCCACGCCCGAGATCGTGGCGGACCCGGTGGACACGCCATAGCCCACGCCACCGTTGACGCCGTGACCCGTGACAGAACTGACGCCCGAAGAAGACCCAATGGCGGCCACAATCGCGAAAGGGAAGCCCTGGACGGCTGCAACGCCATAAGCGAAGCCTAGAGCCGCCTTCTGCGCGGCGCTGACGCCAGTGACCGTCGCTACACCCGACGCATGGCCTATGAAGCCGGGCACACCCTGCGCGGTGCTCGTGCCGGTCGCTGTGCCCGCGCCCTGCGAGGTGGGGCTGCGCCCATCGACATTCGCGCTGCCGGTCGCTGTGCCGACGCCAAGAGGGACGGCCACGCCTGTAACAGTCGCCGCGCCGCGCGCATCGCCGGTGCCGCTGCCCTGGGTGACCTGTAGGCCAACGCCCGAAGCGCTCGACGCGCCGGTCGCTGTGCCCACGGCGTTGAAATAGTTGGGCGGGTAGGTGGTCGTGGCCGCGATTGGCCCAGAACCCATCGCGCTCGACGCCAGCATGGGGTAGGCGTGCAGCGGCCAGTCAGCAACCGGAACCGTGAGGCTGTAGGAGACTTCCAGCTTAATCGCAGCGCTGACGGCCTTGGGATTGCCGGCGTGCGCGACTTCGGCTTGGACCTTGGCGGTGACGCCTGTGGGCGCACCACCATGAGCGACTTCCGCCTGGACCTTCGCCGACTTGCCCTTGGGGTTACCCGCGTGCGCGACTTCAGCCTGAACCTTCGCAGTCGCGCCGGTGGTCATTTAGGGCACCTTGTAGCCGATACTCGCCGAGTTCACGTTAGCATACGTCCATGCCGCACTGGTATGCGGGTCCGCCTCGAACACGGACGACTGGATGCCCCAGGACGTGGTTAGAGCCTGCGACGATCCGTCGCCCTCCGTGGTGTTCGATACAACCAAGGGTTCGAGGCTGTACGCGCCCGCGTCGCTCTTTTGGCTCACCATCTTGATCGAGACGGCGTGCACGATGGCCGGCGTGCTCACGAGCGCCCCGTGGCCGAACACTTCCTTGTCACCACTGGTGTTGGGCATGGTGAGATAGTCGGTCACGTCGAACTGGGGCTCGTCCACCACGGCGTAATGGCTCGTCCCCGTGGAAGGCGTTGCGTTGTTCGTCCCCGCGTCGCTGGTGGGCACCAGGGTTTCGATCCGGCTATCGCCGACACGACCATTGTTGATCGAGCCCGACAGGTCGTTGACGATCCAGTCGTCAATAGACATGGTGAGGCCCTGACCAGACAAATTGTCGCTGATGTGCGCTGTCACGAGTTGGGTGATGCCCGAGTCGTAGACCGTGTTCGCGCCGGTCACGTTGATCACCTGAACGTTGTCGATCCACACCTCCATGACGCCGACCGTAGCGCTGAGCTTGCAATGAATGTCGATCCAGTGCCAGCCCGACGTGAGCACGCTTACGGCTGTGCCAAGCACCGTGTTCATGTGGCCACTCCACACTTTCCACGCACCTGTGAATGAGTTGTACGTCACCGCATCCTCGATACCCGACGTGCTGCCGAACATCGCCACAACCCTGTCCGAGGAACTGGAAGATGAAGCGCTTAGTGCGAACGAGGACCAAATCTCAGACGACGCAGGGATGGGCCTTACGAGGCCGTAATAGCTGGTTTCCCACGCGCCCCCGCCGAACCGGCCCCCAGTGGTGACGATGGTGCCCGAGTAGCTGGTGTAAGCCATGCCGATATCGGTTTGGCTGTTGTAGAGGTCAAAACCGTCCTGCCAAAGAATGGCCATGTTAAGCTCCTGGGATGTTCATCACGAACGCACGCGAGGTGCCCGACGCGACGGATGCCGTGACGCCAACATTGCCTGCGCTCGGTATAGCGTTCCACCCGGCCTGCATATCGACATACAAGGAAGGCTGGTACGCACTGACTTGAGTGCTCCCTGGTGACGTGACTGAGGGCAGTGCGCTACCGTCGCCGCCCACGAAGAAGATACTGAGCGAATTTGCGTAGTTGCTCGCTTGGACAGCCGTAGGCGACGAACTCAGCACGCTCTGTGTCTCGGTCATAAGCGCTAGGTTCGCGCCTGAGATTTCAAGCGCGAGGGCGTTCATTATGTTTAGGTTATTATTGGGGTAGACGCTGCCCACGGTCAAGTTCTGTAGTGAGGCGGCATTAGCGCTTGTCACCCTTGCGACGCCATGACCAACCAACCAAGCTGTGCTTGGGTTCTCGTTGTACTGCGTGTCCGCCGCCGTCCAATTAAACCCGTGAATACCGTCTGCACTCGGGTTGTTCGCAATGACGATGATGACGTTGCCCGGTGTCGGCACGCTAGGAAAGCTTACATCCACGAAGTATGTGCCCACCCCGCCTGAGGAATACTCGTGCTGCACAACGGTAGGCGCTGTGCTGCCCGCAGAACCCAAGCTTGCCATCAGGTCCGACGCCTGCACGATGCCACTTACGACCGCGTTCGACGTAGCGCTGACCTGGGTTGTCCCGCCCGCGCTCGACTGCGTAACCGTGTCGCGCGAAAGCGTCCCGCTCGAATGGTATGTGCCGACACCGATCTCCCACACCGAGCCGACCGGCGATCCGTCCTCGATCAGATACGAGGTGGTGTCGCCATCGGACATGCCCGCAGCCGAGAAGCTTTGGAACCCTGTGCCCGCAGCGTTGAGTGTCAGCGTGCCGGTGCCAGGAGTACCGGACACCGACATGCGCGCCCGGTTGAGCAGCTTGAAAGCCATGGTCCCCTCAGTGCGTAATTAGGACGAACGCTTGGTTGAACTGAGCCGCCGTGCTCATGACCCCGAGCATGCCGTAGGTCGGGTTGTTACTGTCGCAGTGCGCGTAGGCCGCATGCGCACCCGCGGCGCTGGTTAGGTTCGCGTCCACGTTCGCAATGCCGAATATGCTCGTGAGCGTGTTGGCTTGACTGTTTGCGGGCGCAAGCGACGCCAGGAACAGCGTGCTAGTCGCCTGCGGAATGGTGGTGGTCTGCGCAACACTCGCCGTGCTGTTGAACTGAGACGCCGATGCAAACAGGACTGGCGAAGTCGCGTTCTGCCCTGAGACTTCCCAAATGCCCTTCGACCAGTGCCCACCGCCGCCGCTGCTAAGTGGGTTCTGAGACGTGCTCTCAGACGCACCCGCCACCTTGGTGAGGACGTACTGATACCACAGACCCGTGGACGAGGATGCCTGAACCGTCCAACCCGAAGCCGCGACAGGCGTAGCGTTATCGCTGTAGAGGATAGCAACCAAGAAGTTGCCGTTGGTTGGAGCCGCGCCCATCGTGACCGCAGCGTCCGAGCCACTCGCTGTGGCTGTCGCGAACTGCACCACGGTCGGGGGAGTGCCGACCGTGAAGCCCACCGTCGCCGGGGCTTTGTTCTGCCACTTGCTGGACGACGCCTCGTAGGTCAGCACTTGCCCGTCCGCGGGGGACGAGATCAGCACGTCCGTGGTCAGGCCCGATAGCGACGTGCCGCCGCCGCCCGACACGCTCTTAAGCTCGAACTTGCCAGCGCCATTGTTCCAGTAGACGCAGTAGCCGTCCACGCCCGAGCCCGTGGTGATCGACACGTCGCCCAAGCTGGCGAGGTTCCACGACGCGCTGGTGGGCTTGCTGGTCAGGTCCGTGTAGGAGCCACTGGTCGCCACGGTTGCCAGCGAAGGGGTGCCCGAGAGATCGCTATAAGCGCCACTGGTGGCCACGGTCGCGAGAGCCTTCGCCTCCCACTTCGACGCACCATTGTTCCAGTAGAGCACATAGCCGTTGATGCCGGACCCTTCGGTCACGCTCACATCAGAGAGGCCCGAAAGCGTGCTGGACCCGCCGCTCCCTGTTGGGAGCGTGATCGTGACGGCATGGCCGGAAGTCGTGATTGACGTGGCGTTGATGAAGTTGAGCGAGACAGCCGCGGTTTCTACGGAGGACCCATTGTTGAGAACCGCGAGGGACGAGCCCCCACCGCCACCACCCGAGACGTTGGTTGCTACCCACTTACCCGTGGAGTTATTCCACGTCAGGGAATAGCCGTCGATGCCCGATCCCTCGGTCACGGTCACGTCGGTAAGAGCGTTGAGCGTGGCCCCGCCGCCGCCACCCAAGGTGACGTTCGCTTGCGTGCCGCCCACGGACGTGGTGATCGACGCGGCGTCAACGAAGTTGATCGTCGTGAACGCGCCGACGCTGCCAATCAAAGTGCCGTTCTGGCGAATGGTCGATCCGCCGCCCGAGCCTGCGCCCGCGAGCGTGACGGTCGCCGCGCCTCCCGACGCCGTGATCGAGGACGCATTAACGAAGTTGATCGACGTGACGCTGCCCAGAGAGGTGTTGTTGTTCTGAAGGATCAAGCCGCCCGATGGCGCTTCGCCTTCCCACTCCCCGGCCGTCAGGTTCCACGTCAGCACCGAGCCGTTGGCAAGCGTGTTTTCGTTGATATTCACGTCAGGTAAAGTCGCGAGCGTCGCGCTGTTGCCCGACACGTCTTCAGCCCGCAGCACCGCAGTAATGATCACCTGGGTGCTCAAGCTCAAGGGAGAGGCGTTCTGCGCGCTCGTCTTGGTGACGGTGCGGGTGAGCGTGCCTGTGAGCGCGGTGTAGGTGGCTACGCCGAACTCCCAGGCACTCCCGTCAACCGCCGAGTAAGCGAAGGTGTCCCCATCGAGAACACCTGCTTGGGCGAATGACTGGTAGCCGGTCACCGCCGCGCCGAGCGTGATGTTGCCGGTGCCGGGAGCGCCGGACACCGACATTTTGGCGCGGTCGAGTATCCTGAACACCATCAGTCGGTTTCCTTATTCGACCGCGCCGTCCCGACGCAGGCACTTGCCCTGCGAACGATCCCAGACATGGGCCGCAGGGTCATTGCCGTAGCAGGCGATGATGAGGGCGTTCGTTTTCTTGTAGGCTTCGACCTGAGCCTGGGCTTCGGCGTAGCCTTGCTTGATCCAGTACGCCCGCCAGACGAAGATCGAGTTGACGATCACGAACACCACGGCGATGAACAGGTCCACCTTGATGTTCGTCAGGTAGCGCATGAGCACGCCGAAGATGATGATCCCGACGAAGATCACCACCCAGATCATCAGGGGGACGTGCGTGAGGGCTTCCCCGATACCCTTGAACAGGAACTCAACCATGGTGCGTTACTTCTCCTGTGAACTCGGAAGCGGGGACGACCACCGGGACAGGAGTGGGAACCTGTGCCGCTGGCGGATTAGCCGGCGTCTGCACCACCGATTGTACGGGCGTGGGCGCAGTCTTACCGGATACAGACAGGATCGCCGTGTCTGCTTCAAGGTCCACCGTTGCCTTTCTGACCGCCGTGGACGCTGCACGGTTGGCCTGCTGCGAGAAGTAGACGATCAATCCCGCCACAGCACCAACCAAGGTCAAGCCGCCCAGGACATACTTGAGCCACGCGAAGCTGTCGCTGGCCGGCGCGAGCGCCGAACCCGCCTGCGCAGCGCCCGTGACGATCACGCCGCCCAGGGTGCCCGCGTGGGTGATCGCGGTGCTGACCTTGGACTGGGGCACGTCCTGAGGCCGCGACTTGGCGTTGCCGCCTGCGGTGTGAACCGGCACAGCTTCCGGCTCGTCCCCCGCCTGCGCCCAGGCGAGCGCCGTCTTCTGCACGTTGGCGATACGCGCAGCCCACCCCTTGCCGAACTTGCCCCATGTCGGGAGACGCTGAAGCGTGCCCAGGCGATGGGAGCAGAACTGCTCGATGAAGTCCTCCGGGTCCGTGCCTAGGACGGCGGTTTCCGTCTTCGGCCCCCAGTCGCCATCGGTGTTGACGCCGGCCACCGCCTGCGCCCACTTGGTTGCTCCCCCAACGCCTGAGTTGACCGCGGCGTCGAACAGGCAGAAGTCCACGCCGGGCGGGAGGTTGTCCGCATCGAGGCGGTCCCAGTATTCCGTCTTGTAGATCGTGGCCACGTCCTTGTCGGGGATGTTGCGCACAGGCGTGGCCGTCAACCCCTGACGAACGCGCCACGAGTTGTAGGTAGCCTGGGTGATCCCCTTCATGGTTGGTCCGCCGGGATCGCCCGGTACGTTGGCGTAGCCGCCCTCGTAGACGAGGACGCGGGCCAACGCCTTGTCGAAATTCTCCTGCATACGCACGCTCCCCTTAAAACGATCCCCCTTGCGGGGGACCTAATTAGCTCTCGGTGATCGAGGTAGCCGTGGTCAGTTGGGGCGTCACGCCGCTGGCAATCGCGATATTCGGGCTGATCGTACCCGAGTAGAGCAGTTCGCCAGTGCCGGTGGAAGCCGTGCCGATGCCGAAGTTGGTTGCCGTCGCGGTGCCGCCCGTGCACGCCGGCCAGGAGATCGTTGCCGCCGGGTTGACGCTGTTGCCGCTGACCGTCCAGCCGGACGTGGATCGCGCGACCGCCACGCGCGCGTAGCCGGTGTAGCTCACCTCGCTGCTGGTCTGATTGCCCGCCGACGTGGGGTCCGCGGTGTGCAGCGACAGATACAGGTTCGTCAGCGGGCTCGTAGCCGTGTTGTCCGCGATGTTGGCGATGTTCGTCGCATTAAAAATCAGCTTGAGAAGCTGATTGTCGAAAGTTGCACCCTTAGCCATTCCAAGTCTCCGTTACTGCCCACCACCAAGGTTAACATACTGGACCATGCCCCGCATCATGAGATTACGAGGCGAGACACCCAAGGGCGTGCCTAGCGCGCCCGCCAGCGCGGCCGACCGCGCGTGCTGCTTCAGGTAGTCAGCGAAGCCCATGGCGGGCGGCTTGACCCCTGGGTTGTTCATCATGAACTGCTGCGAGGCGTTGAGCCATTCCCCGTAGCTCTGCGGGTCCTCGCGATTGTAGGCCAGGGCAAGGTGCCGCATGATGTTCTGCTGGTCATACTGCTGACGGGCCTGCAAGCCCGACATGGTGCCCTTGACTTCTTTGTATTCGGCCTCCTGGCTCGTGTCGAAGCCGAGCAGCTTCATCAGCGAAGCGCTGGTGGACCCGGAGATCGGCAGCTTGAAGCCCGACTTGTCCTCAAACCCATGTTCTCGGATCAGTTCCGCATCGGCCGCGTTCCTCAGCATCTCGGGGAGGCCGCGCGACGCCGCTTGCAGGTAGTCGCCGTTATACATGTCGCGACCGGCCAGGACGATATCTGAGCCCAGGCCGAACGCCGACCCGGCCATGCTCTTGAGCCAGTCCTTCTCGGCGTCCTCCCACTGGCGCTTCTCGGTCATCGCCTGGGTGCCGAGCATGATGCGATCCTCGCCCAGGTGGGAGAGGTCGAGCCCGGCCACGCGCGGGACGCCGTGCGCTAGCACCTCGCCCACGTCCTTGCCGAACGTGGTGTTGAGGAAGTCCCGATAGCTGGCGCGGATATCGTGGGTGTCGTCGCGCGTGATCAGATCGGCCAGCCGGTCGTAGAGGCCAGCGAACATGCCCGTCATCGGCAAACCCATGGTTCCACTTAGCGCGGCCATCGCCGCGAGGTGCATCCCCATGAAGCGCCGGCCCTGCTTGGCGTAATCCTCGCCGCGCTGACCGAAGGCGTCCGCCGTCTCGCGGTAGAGCTTTTCGAGCAGCTTGAAGTGGTAGCCCGTGAACTGCGCCACCAGGGGCGACGCCTGCCCGAGCAGACCATGCTTGCCCGTGTAGCGCGGGTTCAGATCGGGGTTCCAACTAAACTGCGAACGGTTCACCTTGTCGCTGACGAAGGAGTGCAGGTCGTTGAAGGTCGCACCCTTCACAGGGCTCTGGGTGTAGAGATCGCGCGCCGCCAGAGCCGTGACCAAGCGCGGGAGCATTTCGGCATAAAGCGTCGATGCGCCCGATGCGTCATGGAGCACCTTGGGTATGACCGTGCCGTGCTGGTTCTCGTAGACCCACTGGGTGTAGGACGACAGGTTGAAGTCGCCACGGTTGTTTTGGTGCAGCACGAAGTCCGCAACGTCCTTCGGGATACCGGCCGCCGCCAGCTTCTCCGGGGTGATTGCGAAATGCCATTTGTCCGCGCCCGTGAACGCCGCCTTCATGATCTTGAAGGCCATGGGCGTGAACTTCGCCATCGACTTCGCCGCGCCCAGATAGCCGTGCTGCTTGGCAAGCTCGCCCCAGGCCAGCGTCGGTATCTGAGACATGAGCGTGATCGTGTAGGGCACGGAGAACCCAAGCTCGAACATGTGCGTGAGGTGGCGCACGGTGTCGAACGGGGTATGCGCCAACTTCCACCCGCGCTGTGCGTTGCGAAGCTGAAGCTCGGTGTACGCCTGCTGCGCACGGATCGCGTCCTGCGGGTTCGAGTTCCCGTCCGTCTTGAGCGCCTTCACCTCATCGCGCATGCCGTTGTTGATGTTTGCGAACTCATCGCTGGTAGCGACGTTGGCGAGGCCACGCGCGCTACTCATTGCGCGGTCGCTGAAAGCCCCGGCCATGTCTGCACTCGCGCCCTGAACGCCCTCACGCCGAGCAAACAGCTTCGACAGGGAGCTTTCCGGCAGCGCGTCCATGTACTGCTGGACCATGCTGTCCAGGGCGTGCTCACGAGCCGTCTTGTACGCATCCTTCAGCTTGGGGTCAGCGTCATCGTCAAGGTCCGGCATGTTCCCGCGCACATTCTTAATTGCTTCCTGCAACCAAGACGGCAGCACACCCGAATGGTCATAGAGCGACGCCGCGGAGCCGTGGTTGATGTTCTTCTTCGGGTCCAGAAGGTTTTCCTTCTGCGCCTGCTGGAACGCCTTGATCAAGTTATCGTTCTGCGCCCGCGTTTCGGTGCGAATGTAGACGGTGTTGTTGTCGGCGTTCGGCTGGATCACCACATCGTGGAAACCCTTCTCCTGCAATATTTGCTGGAAGCGCCTGACCTGATCGGGCGTGCGCCCGGCCGCGAGCGTGCCCGACACCATGTACTGGCCCCGGCGGCGCAGCGCGAAGTTGGGGGCCTGCTCGGCACCCGTCATCGCCGCCGACGCATCGCGCTCAAGGCCCGACAGAGACTTGATGTGATCGCGGATCGCCTGCGCGCCCGCCTTGTCGCCCTTGTCGGTCGCCTCCTTCAGCAACGCCTTCTGTTTGGAGAGCATCGAGCGGATCGGCGCAAGGTGCGCCTCAACCTGCTTTTGCCAGTAATCCGCCGCGGCGCGCGGGTCGTTGTGCAGCCGGTCAGCGAACTGATAAGCCTTGAACGGGTCCGCCCCTAGCTGGAACTCGCCCGCATGGTTGGCCAGCACCTCGTTGCGCAGCGCGCCGGTGAAGAACGCGAACCGGTGCGTTCGGTTGGTGTTGTCCATTGCGAGGTAGGCTTTATCGCCGCCCTTGCGCTTGATCTCGTTCCACAGCTTGTTGGCCTTCGCCACCTCAGCCTTCATCGCTGCGGTGTCGGGGTGGTTCTGCAACCAAGTGTGCTCGGCCCACGAACGGCGGGGGTCGATCTTCAGGTTGGTGAAGGTCGCCGCCTCGTTGACCATTTTCTGCACGTCCTTGGGCAGCGCGTCGAACGCCGCCCTAGACACCTTGGCCAGGGAGTTGAACCGATCCTCGATCACGCGGTGCGTGTCGGCCATGGCCTTGTAGCGCAGCATGCTCGGGATCAGTTTGTGATAGCTGTCCGCGATGCTCTCGATGGTGCGCCCGCCGAGCAGCGCCTTGGAGATGTTGTCGCCCCACCCCTTCGGGTTGAGGTGACGATCCACGGCGTCCATGACGCGCTCGCCATCTTCGATCAGGCCACGCGCGTACAGACCAGTGGTTTGGTCCATGCCCTGCGCCGTGCCCACCTTGCGGGTCAGGTCGCCATTGGTTTCGTCAATGGTCTGGCCCGCGAGGTGCATGACGTGATCGAGCATGGTTTCGGCCCCCTTGGGGAAGCCGAAGATGCGCCGCACCACTTCCTTGAACGCGCGCCAGATCGACGCGCCGGGCAGCGTGCCTTGCATGTCCTTGGGCGGCTTCAGCGTATCGAGGAACGCCGCAAAGTGCGGGTTCGACATGGCCTCTGCGACCATCTCCTTAGTGTTGGTGAAGCCGTACTGCTTGGCCTCGTCAGGACTGATCTGCTCCTTCGCCGCCTTCAGCAGCTTGTCGAACTGGCCAGCGATGGCCGGGTCCTTCAGGCCCTTGATCGTCGCCGCGTGCGTAAACTCATGGATGATCGAGTGCTCCATGTCCGCCTTGTCGAACACGCGGATGCGCCCGTAGCCGTCGTGGTAGTCAGCAAACACCTGCGCGAGGTTGGGGTGCGACTTCACCGCCTCAGCCTGGGTGCCGAAGCGGATCGACGGGTCCGCCTTGCTTGTCTGCAACAGCTTGGCGGCAATGGTCCGCCGCGCGCTGGTGGTGCCGTTGCGGATGATGTGTTCGAGCAACTGACGAGGCGTCGCCCCGCGATCAACCAAGTACGCCAGATCGCGGTCCATTTGCGTCTGCGGCTTGGCCGAGCCCACGCTGAGCGGATCGGCCTTGTTCTGGCCGGTCGCCTCGCGCACCGCGTCCATGACCGCTTCGGCGTGGTTGTTGTTGAACTCAAGCAGCTTGCGCGTGCGGTTGTCCACCAGCCCCGAGTATTTCTGCCTCAGGTCGATGCTGTCTGCGAGGTGCGTTTCCTTGAGCGCCGACAGAGCCGCATGCGGGTCCTGCGACTTCAGCGCCTTGCCGACAGCCGCCGTCGCAGCGTCCACCTTGTCGATGGCCTGCTGGAAAACAGTGTCGCGCTTCTCGAACTGGGTGTCGTTCTCCCCCTTCACGCGGGGCAGCTTGCGCTCGATCAACTCACCAATGTTGGCGCGCATCTTCTGAAGCGCGCCCAGGACTTGAGCTTTGCCCTCAGACGAAACAGTAGGCTTCGGGGCCGCTTCCTTCGCTTGTGGACCCTGTTCGTTCGAGGGCCGCGTCGGCTTCGCCTCCTTGGCCGGGGGGACTTCTCCCCCAAGAGGCTTCTTGCCTCGCGTCGCGAAATCAGCCGCCGCACGCTGCGCCGCATCGCTCGCGCCCATCTCCTGAGCACGCTGAGCATTGTCTGCCAGATATTTGTCGCGAGCATTGGGCTCCCCCTGCGGGCCGCTCTTCGACGGCCGGGGAGGCGTCTCAGGAGCAGGTGCCGCAGGGGGAGGTTCGGCCGGCGTATCGAATTTCTTCGCGCCGGTCGCCTCGTCAACCGGGGGCTTGGCCTCGGTCGTTGGCACGGGTTTAGCCTTCCCTTCGGCCTTGTCAATGACTTTTTGCGCCTCAATTATCTTCTTGATCTTGTTTGTTTGAGACACGACTTGGCCCACCTCACCCTGCTTGGGATTGGCGAGCTTGTCCTGTAGCATGCTGATCTTGTCGTTCAGCGGGTCATCCGGCTGAAGGTTGGACTTTATGTCCTGAAGCGCTTGCCACTTCGGTTGATGCTGCTCGGGGATAGCCGTGGGCATGACCGCGGGCTTCGGCGGCGGCACAGGGTTTGCCTGCTCGGGCGCGGCCTCAGTCTCGGGGCCAAGGTTGGTCGTACCCTGCGCTACCGTGCGCGGGTCCGTGGTGTTGCCCTTCTCGTCCATGATATCGAACGACTTGGCGAGGTTCTGAAGCGTGTTGCTCGGCTTGTCTGCTGCTTGCAGCCGGTCGTAGATAGCCGACTTCACCGCAAGGTCATCACCCAAGAGTGGGCGCAGGTAGCTCGGGATCGAGCCCTTGGTTGCAGATTTGATCTTCTGCACATGCTCGGCGGCAGCGGTGACCTTGGCGTTGGCAGCGTCCTGGGCGTCCTGCTGAGCCTTACGCTCGGCGTCCTGCTGCGCCATCTGATCGCGGATATCGTCGGCCGTGGGCGCGGTGAACTTGTTCTTCTCCCACTTCAGCCGCTCGGCCATCACTTCCAACGCGGCGCGGCCCGACTTGGTGTCAAGCCCCGCCGCCTGAGCGTGCTGCAACAATGTTGCGTTGTCGAGAGGACGTAGGCGGTCCTTATAGGCTTCCGTCGTCTCGTCCGGCATCATGATGCGCGGCGGTTCGAGCGCGGCCACGGCGGGGTGCGCCGGCCCCGACACGGGAGCTTCAGGCGTGATCACGTCGCCCGCAACCGGGCGCGTGTCGTTCGGCCCCGTCAACAGCCGTCCAGGCTCGGGCTCGGGAGTAACGCGCTCGATAGGCGCGCCCATGTAAAGCGTCTCGGCCGAGCCTGGGCGCACGCCCTCCTGCTGGAACGGGGCCTCAAGCTGCTTGGGGGTCGTATCGACGGGCTCGCCGGTGTGCACCTCACCCTGATAGATCGGCTGACCCGCGACAGGCCGCGACGCAGGCTCAAGCGCGGGCGCAGGCAAGCCCCTGATCGCCTGACCGGGCTGCGCCGGGGTCGTCGCCACATCCGGCGGCGTGCCCAGGTCATCCGGCGTCTGCGGGAAGCGCTGAGGCGGTTCGAGCGCGGCAGGGCCTACCTCACCCGGCCGCGGCAGCGCGAGCGTCGGCGGCGGCGCGGGCAGTTGCGGCGTGATCGCCTGATCGACCGTGCTCGACAGGTTCTCGTTGGTGAGGTGCGCCGGGTCCGCCTTGGCGAACACATGCGTCAAGCCACCAAACAACGCGCCTTGCGCCGCACCTCCCAGGGCCGCGTCGAGCATGTCCTGCGAACGCTGCGCGAAGGTGCGGTTGGGGTCACCCATCGCACTCATCAGGCCCGCGGTGGCGGCCTGGACAGGGGCCTGGATCGCCGCGCCCACAGCCGCGCCCTTGGCGGCCTTGCCCAGGAGGCCAGTCTTGACTTCCTGCGTAGTCGTGTTGCCGGCGGCGTCGGTGACCGTCTTCTTGAACGCCTTGGGCACCATGGACGGGAGACGCTGTGCCAGCCACCCCTCGCCCATAGACGGCAGGATACCTTGCAGGGCCGCCTCAGGGACACCCAAGGCCAACGCCTTGCCCGCCGCGCCCTGATCGAGCGTCTGGCCTGCCTGATCGCCTGCTTCGACGTTCTGGCCCACCATGAAGGGGTAGGCCGCCGCACCCGCGCCCGCAGCCCCGCGGATCGCCGCCGTGCGCGCCGCAGCCGTCAGCGCAGCCGCACCTGCGCCACCCGCGATCAGTTCGTCAGGCCCGGCCAGACCCGCAGTCGCCAACGCGGTGCCGCCGGTCATAGCCGCCAGCATCGGCAAGCTCTGGACCGCCTGATAGGCCAGCTTCTCGGGGTGCCAGAACGGCAGAGCGTCGATATCGGGACGAGCGCTCGCCGCAGCATTGGCCTGCTGCTGCGTCGCCCAGTCGCCCATGCCCTGGCCCAGGTCCGGCGCGCCCACCGCCGTGGACACCGCACGACCAGCGTTCGCAAGGTTCGACAGGCCACCGTACCAGCCCGTCTTGAGCGCGCTGCTTAGGAACCCTGGTTGTGCGGGCGTGGGTGCGCTGCTGGCGCTGGTCGCGCGCAGAACGTCGTCGATCCCCGGAAGATTGGAGGTCGGACTACCGAAGTCGGCCATGTGCCCCTACTTTATTGTGCAGGCATACCAGTGGTGATCATGTGCAGGACTTGCTGAAGCTGCTTGTCCGCCGCGCCACCGTCGTTCGCCGGCCCACCGTTCGGGTGAGCCGCATTGGCTTGGTTGGTCAGACCCGAAAGGTAGCCCGCCACGGCCTGCTGCTGCGGGTTCAGGTAATGCTGCATCTCCCACGCCTGCGCAGCCTGACGGTTGGTCATGCCGCGCGTCGCCGCTTGGAACTCTGGCCACGAATATTGGTGCGGCTCGGTGATCGCGTGCGCTGCGCCCACGGCTATGCCATGGGCTTTCGCCACTGCCGCGGTTAGCTGCGGGTTGGTGTTCGTCTTCACCATGCCGTTGCCATGGTCCAGCGCCTCAGGCTGCGCCGTCCCCGCGTTGGCGTGAGCATCCAAGATCGGCCCGAGCTTCATCGCGAAGCCCACCGGGTCCTTCTCCGCGAAGGTTAGTTGGTCGGGATGCTGTGTGAAATAGCTCGTGGCCGCGGGCTTGGCGTAGGTGTCCGCTGCGCCTTGGCGCGCGTCGAGCGCCGCGCTGCCCGCGCCCGAGGTGCCGCCGGTGAGCCCGGTCCAGTTCAGGAACCGTTCCGCGACGCCCGGCCCGGTGTCGGCCAGGGCGTTGGTGCGCTGCGTGACGTTCTGGATCGCCACGTTGCGGGCGTGCATGTTCGCCATGCCCGACAGGTTGGGATCGTCCGGCGGGGCCGCCAACGCCGCGCCCTGCATCATGCCGCCCCAGGTGGGCAGGCCAGCGGTGGGATCGCTGCCCGGCGGCGCGAACCCCGGCCCGCCAGCGGGGCTCGTCGGCGGGAGGGGTGCGCTCGTCGGGTCAGGCATCAGGTGCTCCAATCACGCTCGTAGGTGAACCCGTTACCGCCGAACTGAAAGGCGGCCGGCGCGAATAGCCGTCGTTTTAGCTCACGTTTCGCGTCTTGAACATGGGCCTCGAAACTGTCCTTCAGGTCTTTCGCGCGGCCGGGCGCATCGCCGCCGGCTATGTCAAGGTCGGGCTGACGCAACGCCAAGTAGCCGGCCCAGTCCAGCATGTCGAGATGATAGGTTTCGGGTATCTCGGGCTGGCCTTCCAGATCTGAGAGCTTAAGAGTTCGGATGGGAAGCCGCACCACCCGCATGTTGACCAGCACCGCGTTGCCTGCTCCCACGTTGGGATAGGTGCGGAAGGTCATGCAGTTCAGGGCGTTCTTGGCGTCTGCCAGCAGTCCTTCATCTGTGGTGAAGGCAATGACTTTGCCGGGTGTAAGTGTAGAGATGTATGAGGTATCGAAAAATCGAGTATCGTTAGCGCGATACGTATCCAGATTACTGTGGCCAGCGCGCGCCAGATCGTAACCATCACCCACACATCGCGCGCTGAGAATACCAAGGAGTTTCGGGTGAAGTGCATAGTCTTGCTGCCCTGCCACGAGTTGCAGTTGGCACACCTCCGGGGTGGCCGCGTCGCGAAGGCACTCGGAGCGCTTCGCGAAGCGCTCCTGAGCTTGGTTGATGTAACGGACCAATGTTGTGTCGGACCATCGCTGGTCCGTACGCACCCCGACCTGATCCGACTTGTCGCTCAGGATGTTATCCCGAAGTTCCTCAAGAAGATCGCCGAGGCGCATTGGTTGGTCCTTACGCTGCTTCGCGGTCGCCCTGGCCCGGCGCGGTGCGGTAGGGGAACCGAAGCCGCGAGCGCCACCCAGTCACCTGCTTGGTCTGCGGATCGACCACAGGCACCTGTGTAACCGCGTTGTCAAGGATTTCGACCAGCGGGTAGGGCACGTCGGCCCACTCGCCGGGGCGCAGCATGTAGGTGTTGCCGTTGTGGCCCAGGAACAGGCCGGTGGGCGGAATGTCGCTGTTCTCTTCCAGCAAGATGCGCCACGTCTTGGCCTTGATCTGCGGGGCCACGCGGCGCACGGACTTGCCCGGCGGCGTGCCGCGCTGAAGGTTGGAAGGCAGTTCGCTATCGCTCATTACTCATCTCCATCGGGTTCAGACGCAGCAGTGTCAAAGGCGGTGCCGAAGTCATCGCTCTTTGTTTGAACGATGGCTTTCTTCAGGTTCTTCTTCAGGAACGCCACGACACCATCGGCGTCCTTGAACACGAAGGACTTCCAGGGGTCCTTGTAACTGACCCCCATCTTCTCCCGCTTTTCGTAGGGAAGGCTGTTGCGCTTGTCGATGGCGGGGTCACGAATTTCCACCGTGAACCCGTTCTCAAAGCGCTCGATGCGGACGCAGCTATCGCTCATCATTAGAACCTTCCCGATAGCAGCAGGATTAGCAAGATGATGACCAGCAAGCCGATCCCGCCTCCTGCTCCCCACCCGGCGGGGCCTACGAAGCCGCCGCGGTAATAGCCAAAGCCGCCACCGCCCAGGACCAGCACAATCAGGATGATTAGGACGATGGTGGTCATGGTTGATCCTTTACATGCCGAAGCGGGTATAGCCGATCTTCAGCGTGCCGTTGAACGCCGCCGCGCCCGAGTTGTGGATTTTGATCACCAGCGAACCCGCGGCCGGCGTCACAGCGCCCACCGTGGGCGAGCCGCCGGTGTTGGAGCCGTTCGTGACATTGACGAACACGAGATCGCTCGCCAGAACTTTGTTGTTGGTGATCGTCAGGGTGTAGTCGGACCCCGCCGCCGTGGTGACGCTCTCGGTGGTGATGAGGCCAGCCGACTTGTTGAGCGTCACCGCGCCGGCCGAACTGGTGCCGGCCTTGCCTGTAGCGCCGCCGGTGTCCACCACCAGCGGGTTGCCGTTCGCGGGGATCGCGTCCGCCTCGAACTGAACCACATCGCCCTGGGTGTTATATGCGAGCAACCGAGCCATCATGCCCTCCTAGGAAAAAAGGGGGACCATTGCTGGCCCCCCGCGTAGCAACCAAGCCGTGGGAGGCTGGCTTAGGTGATCTTGTAGGTGATGCTCTTGGCGGTGCCGCAGAGCGTCGTGCCGAGCGTCACGGTGCCGATCCCGCCGGTGCCGTTCGACAGCGAGCCGCTGACGGTGATCTGTGACGTGGTGTCCTGCGCGGACGTGAGCGAGCCGCCCAGGACCGTCTTAATGGAGTTGGCCGCCGGCATGCCGATTTGCCACTTCCACGTAATGCCGTCCGTGACGTTCACGATCTCCACCTCTGTGGCCACGAAGCCGATGTTGATCTGCGTCGCGTTGCCGTTGGAGGTGAAGTAGCCGGCCACTTCCTGGCCCGAGCCATCGGGGGCGTTGACGGGGTTGCCAATGAGCGTGCCCGGCCCCGTATAAGTGCTCGGGAAGGAGGAACCATGGAACATGGTGTCGATGATATTGGTGGTCATATGACCCTCGAAAGTTAGCTGTGAGACTAAATTTAGCCCTGGGACTTACCAGGGCTAAATTCGCGTTACGAGGTGCAGCCGACTTCCAGGCGCGCCATGAAGGCGTCCTGAAGGATCACGGTGCCCGTCCACAGCTTCCAGCCGACCGTGCCGCGCTGCGCCAGCGGATCGCCGGGAGCCGGCTTCGGATTGACCACCATGGGCGTCATCGAGCTTTTCCCCTTGAGGGGGACTAAGCCGAAGGCGTCGCGCCCGAAGATCAGCACCGGGTAAACGTCAGCGTAGGTGCCTGACGTGGACCGCAGCGAACCCAGGGTGCCCGAAGTCGCCGCATCTGCGAACGGCGCGAACACGGTGGAGGTCAGGTAGCGCACCTGCTCGACGGACCCGATCTCGCCCTCGAACGGGCTGGTGTGCGGGCCGTAGGACGCGACCGGCACGAAGCCGGTCATGTTGCGGATATCGCTTTCCAGATCGGGGTGGCAGATCGCCATGTAGGCGGCTTCGACCGACTTCGTGTTGAAGTCGGGGTTGGACGCCACGACGGTGCTGATCTTGCGCGCGTTCTGGCGGTTCAGACCAGTGGTGACGCGGCGCTGATCGGTCAGCGCGATCGCGGTGGAGACGTTGACGCGGCCCGCCACGTTGTTGGCGTACCAAACATTGGTGCCGGCCTTCAGGACGTTGAAGCGCAACGTCTCAAGGGTGATCGCCGCCTGCTCGCCCAGAATGTCCGTCATCTGCGCGAGGACGGGATCGGTGTGCGTGTCCTCGATCACGTCGGTGATCGTGACGTAATCGCCGTACTGCGCCAACTGAACCGTGTAGTCCTGATTGGCGATGATCGAGCCGGACGGCGTGACGCCTTCGACCAGCGGCGTGATGGCCACCGGGATGTTGAAGGCAGTACCGGCGCCGTTGGTGCCCGCGCCGTTGTCTGGACCGGCCGAGCCGCCTGCGCCGAGCATGTAGTAGCGGCGGAACTTCGCCGTCTGCGTGCTGTTCGTGGGCAGCGGGTAGGTCTGGCCGAACTTCTCGATATGCAGATACGGCATGGCGCGCTTCAGCATGCGCACCACGGAATACGCGGCGACCGCCGGGCTAATGTCGCCGTAGGAAGTGATTGCCTGGGCCATATGGTCCTCTCAGCCGAAACTCAGTTACGTGATCGCCTTGGCGAACTGCTCAAAGGCATCTTCGTAGGTTGCAGGGGCGGCCTGCGTAGGAGCAGACCTTTTGCCGCTGACTGGGGCCAACCGCTGCGCCGCTTGTTTGGCCAACGGGGACAACTCAGGAGCCTTAGCAGGCGGCGGGGGAGTTTGACGTCCGCCCTGCGCCTGAGGTGCGATCCCAGGGTTAGGGTTGGGTGACGTGACGCCCGTCGCCTGCCGGTAACGGTCGAACAAATCCGCGATTTCCTCGACCGTCCCCTGCTGAATAACACTGTTCATACCGGCTTGCAAGTAGCCCGGCTGCGTCTTCACCCAGTTGACCACTTGGTCGTGAAGGGTGTCGTAGTCGGGCACGCGCTGACTTATCTGGCCATATACCGTGGTATCGGCCACTTGGCCGAGAAGGGCCAACTGCGGGGCCAAGTATTCGGCCACCTGTTGGAAAATGTGCTGCGTCAACTGACGGTATTCGCTTCGGCGGATCAGGGCCTCCGCTTTCACCACATCGGGGTAGTCCTGCGCGTACTGACGCAGCACCGCCAGTTCCTCGCCCGAGAAGACGGGCGTCGGCTGCGGCAAGGGTTGCGGCTGAGGCTGCTGCGTCGTCTGCTGACGCTGCGCCAGCATGTCCGCCAGCCGCGCAATGGGGTCATCGGCCGGCGGCGCAGGCTCGGGGTTCTCAGGCGGCGGCGGGGGCTCGGGGTTCTCCGGGTCCGGCGGCTCGATCTCGGTGACTTCTGGCGCAGGCGCGGCGGCCTCAGCGGCAGGAGGCACAGGCGCGGCGGCCTCAGCGGCAGGAGGCGTAGCCGGCGGCGTCTCGCCTTCCTTCACCTTGGCTGCGGGCGGCGGCGTGGCAGAGCCGTCCGGCTTCTCCCGCACCAGCGTGTCGAACATATCTTCAAAGCTTTCACCGGCCATGACTACCTCGCAACAATGTTAAGACTTATTCCCTGTGAGGGTCTTAAGGATTTCCCTATACGCCTTGGCCTCCCCCTGCAACCGGAGGACTTCCGGCCCCTCCGCTGAGGTCAGGCGCTCCTTGACCGCCTCCAACCGAAGGGTCGCCCATTGGTGGACCGCCCTGACCCCCGTCTCCCCCCGCTGGAAGCTGTCCGCTATCTGCTGCCCCATCACTACCAGGGAGCCCCTGTCCATTGAGTGCGCCAACGTTCAACCCCTTCTCCAACAACGCTACAACCGCGTTCACCGTATCGGCGTCAGCCGCCGCCGTGTTCTTCTGAGCCTGCGAGATATTCTTGAAGGCGTCAGACAGCACCTTGCGGATCGCCGCCTCAGCCGTGCGCTGCTGCACGTCCTGCTGCTGCTGCGTCGTCTGGCTCTGCTGAGCGATGCGCCGCGTGGCCTCCGTCTCGTCAACCATCACGTCATCCATGTCGCGAGCGCGCAGGCGCGCCTTCAACAGCTTCTCGTGGTCGATGTAAACCGCCTCGTCCGGCGTTAGGGACTTCACAAGCTCGTCCGCCTGCATGCCCCTGATCTCCTTCGCCATGAGCGAAGTGGCCCCACGCGCGATCACGTCGTAGTCGCCATCGGGGGCCAAGTCGGGGTTGAACTTCCTGTTGAAGTTGACGCACGCCTGGATGATCGACTGCGTGAAGCGGTCGAACGCCCTTATCATGTCTTTGAACGGGAGCGCCGCGTCGCCCCGCAACATGGATGCGCCGGCGGCAGTCCGCATGGGTTCCGAAGGCGCGTTCGACATGTCGCCGCCCGTCGCCGGCCCAACGAACGTCTCCATGTCCGCAAACTTCATAAACGTATCAATGATCTTGAGCAGGCTGTCGATATGCGCGTCGATCTCCACCTTGCGCACCGCGGGCCACTGGGCGTCCGCGCCCTCGCCTTCCCGATACCAAATCTTGTAAGCGCCGATGGCTTCCAAGTCCTGATCCTGCCGCAGCAGGTCGGTGTTGATCTCAAGCTGCGGCCCGCACACCACGCTGGCGTTATCGAGCAGCATACGTGATGCAGCCGACACCGCCATCTGGCTATCGCGCACAGCGTTGGGCAGGCCGAACCCGATAGCGCTCGTATCGTCCTCGTCAAAGAGGAAGGTGTGGATCAGGTCCATGTCCACGCCCAGGTCTGCCCAGGCGTTGGTGTCTGCCTTGATCACATTGCCGTCGATCAACCAAATCTCGGCGTCGATCTCGTAGGCCATCTTGTCAGGGCTCACGGTGCAGCCGCACAGGCTCAACGCCAAGCCGGACACCTTGCCGTGCCAGATAATGATCTCGTACTTCTGCGTCTCGACCTTCTGCTCGTTGACGTTGGCCTTCACGCCCATGGCGCGAAGCTCGCTCTCGTACCAGTCGGGCCGATAGTTACCAGTGGTGTGCCGGTTGAGGTACTGGTCGATTTGATCGTCAAAGAAGTTGGGCTTCTTCTTGAGCGCGAGTATCTGGGAGCGGTTCATGACGTGACGGATGAAGTAGCCGTCCATGGCCTTGAACCGCTTGGCGCTCATGTCCGGGTAGAAGTCCCACACCGGAAGCCACTCGAACATGGGTTTGTAGACGGTGGCGCGCTTGGGCATGGGGACCTGCCCGCTGGTGTCCCACTTAATGCCCTCGCACTCGCGCACGAACGGACCCCGAAGCACGCCCAGGCCGTAGAGGATACCCGATTGCAGGGCCTTCCTGTTAAGCGCTACGTAATCTTCTGTCTGATCGCCACCCAACTCCTGAAGCTGGTCGTCAATCAAGTCCGACAGCTTCTCGGCGCGCTGCTGCGAATAGACCCGGATCGCCGCCATCATGTAGTCCATGTCGGGCGGGGTGTTCGGGTCGAAGGCGCCGGCCTTCTTGTCCTTGTCGAGCGCTTGGCTGATCGCCTCCTGAACCTCCTTCAAGGTCATGTCGGGGCTCGGCGCGGAACGAAGCTCCCAGTTGCGCTCGTTGCCCTGAAACATGAGGTTCATGATGCGCGAGAGCACGCTTATGCACTTGACCCTGGTCAGGCGCGGGTACGCGCGCGAGCGCGAGGTGTTCAGCGTCGTCTCGACTTCGGGGTCGTAGACACCCAAATACTGCCGCTGGTTGCGCAGCCACCTGAGTTCCGCCAGTCGCCTGTCCGAGCGATACTGATTGAAGAGCATGTTGAGGTTCTGGCCCAACTGCTTCAGCGCGTCCTTGTTGATCACCTTGACCGGCGCGTCGTCGTTCGACGCAATGGTCGTCGCAGGCGGATCAATGGTGGCCTGTGCGTAGGCTACGTTCTGCGCTACCATTTATTTCCCCTATCGCGCGTGGTAGTTGGGTGGCTTCCACTGGCGCGGTGGTGACCTGAACCCGCCCTTGGACGAGATACCATACTTTTCTTCGCGGAGCACACCCTTATGGAAGTAGCGGCAGAAGTACCCGAAAGCGTCCCCTACGTGGGAAAATGGGTTCTTGTCGGGTTGCGATCCCTTGAGGATATCCTTCTTGAGGTCGGCCGTATAGCGCCAGCCGCCTTTCAGCGCGCGGATCAGGACTGGGCACCCGCGGGGGTCGATCTGGACTGCGCCCGTGCCCTGAATGAGCTTGGATGTGAAGTGCTCTATGGCGTTCAAGCGAAGTGGGAAGCGGTTATTGCTCTCAACCTCAACTTGGAAATAACGTTTGAATATTTTGACTACCGAGCCTTCGTCAGTTGGGGTTCGGTTGGCCGCGGCCGGGTCAGGCACGATGATGACTTCCGCGCCGTGAAAGTCCTGACGCAGAACTGGGATCAGACGTTCCTCAATCAGGCGTTGCGCGCCGTAGCCCTCCTGCACCAGTTCCCGGTAGATGTTGATCCGCCCGTCATAATCCTCCTGCCCGAGCAGCATCGCACTCCCCGCGATGCCGGGGTCAAGCGATACAATCAGGGGCTTGTGCTTATTCCACTGTAGTGGCCGCCTCGCGACATGTATCTCTTCACGGAACTGCGGGACCACGGGCTGGCCCGCGATGCTGAAGCCCCACTGGGCTTCGATGAACTGCTTCACCCAAGCATCGCTCTTGCCCTTCGCGGCTTGGCTGTAGTAGCCCCTGTTGCCCGGCAAGTTCTCAAGGTTCTCGGCCTGCTCGCTGAACCCGCTTGGTTGGTGGAAGTAGATCGCGTTCGGCGTCGAGCCGTAGCGCATGACGTGCTCGGCTTTCCTGCGGTTGAACTCGTCCGCGTCGGCGGTCCACTTGAGCATGGCGTCGCCGTGCAGGTAGTCGAACCACCAATTATCCTCGGTGCTCGGGTTGGACGAGCCCCACATGCCCCAGATGGTCACGAGCGTGCCGTCAGGCTGCTTATACCGGCCCAAACGCGCAGAGAGAGCGTCCACGATGGGCTTCGGGATTTCCACGAACTCGTCCAGGATCGCGAAGTTGATTTCGAGCGAGAGCACGCGCGCCACGTCGTCGGGCGTATCCAGCGGGCGAAAGAGAACTTCGCACACCACATCGGCGTACTTGAGCGTAAAGATTTTGTCTGTGGCGTTCCACTTGCCGGCAATGCCGTCTTTGAACCAGTACCCCCAGGACACCAATGTTGTGTCCTTCAACTGGGGCATCGTATTACGAACGACCACCGCGCGCGTGCGCCTGATCCCGTCCTGGCTCGGGGCCTGCTTCTTCGCCAGATGGATCAGCTTCATAAAGAGCGCGGTCGTCTTGCCCGAGCCAACTGGACCAATGATCCAGTTGTAGAACAGTTGGCTCGTCTTATGCGACCGTATGAACGACCTTATGGTGAGCGGTGGGGTGTAGTCGATGCTGATCTTCGCCATGGCTCACTTTATTCGTTGCGCCCTCGCGCGTCGAGAGAGCGTTATCGAATGAGCCTGGGGGCTCATCGTAGAACCTTGTCCTGATCTCATCCAGTATGCCAGCACCCAACCTACGCAGGCGCTCCAAGTCCTCGTTCATGCGGGCTTGGTAGGCTTTGTCGCGAGCTTCTTTGGTGGGCACGGTCGGGTTGCTCCTTTAGTCCCAATGTGGGGTTGACCCCACATCGGATAATCACAGCCGCGTGATTAACTCAAGCGGTATGATTTACACCTTGGTCCTGATGAAATTGCTCAGCTTGGCAATGTCGGCCGCCAGCGCCTCCACCTCATCGAAGGCCAGGGTGGAGTAGTGGCCGACGTTGTGCACCACGGTGGTGAGCGTGCCCACCTTCGACTTGATCTCAGCGATGGCGTGGGACGGGTCAAGGATGCGGTGGACGGGGGTGGGGGTGGGCTCGGGCTCGGGCTCGGGCACAGATGCGCTAGGGCTCTGTGTGACCGTGGGCTCGGGCGCGGGCGTTCGTTGGGTAAAAGAGGCTTCGACCTGATCCGTCGCCTTGGCTGCACTCACAGTACCCTTTGCCATCACGCATCTCCTAGGTTAATGTTGATCTGGAAGTTGTTGTTGCCACCACCAGCGCCTCCCTTTTGATCGAGGGACGCATCCAGACCAGCAACGCGGGTGGTGTATTTGATCAAGTCTGCCTTGACGACAGGTGGCGTGTCCTTGCCGTGGATCAAGGCCCACGTCGTCTTCAGGAGTTCTTCTGCCTGTATCTGGGCCTTGAGCTTGAAGCTCATGCCGTCTTTCTTCAGCAGGTCTACGTAGCCCACAAGCACACTTTGGAACCCTGGGTCGCTCCTGAGCCGGTCCCACTCCTGCCGGTCGATCCCGTGCGCGGCGCATATGTCCTTGATCGGGGCGACCTTCAGGGCGACCTCGATGGGGAACGTGGCGGGCCACCCAAGCTCGCTCGGGTCGCTCGGCGTCACATACGCAGGGAAGGGGGTCAGGGCGTTCATGTGGAGGGAGTATATCGCAGACACCCCCCGCTGCGCTAGTGCCCTGTAAGTGGTGGGTAAGGCGCGAGGGATCGAGCAGAGGGTGTCGAGACGCCCAGGCTTTAGGCCCAGTGAGGGGCGTTCTCCACCCTTACGTCCGTAGCTCGTCCGAGCTTCTATAAAAAGGCCCCTGCCCTCGTGAAAGGGACAGGGGCCTGAGCGGTTGGCTTCCCGACCAAGGTGGGCCTACAGGCTCTTACATAACTCTCGACCCCTTGCGTGTCAAGTATCCCTCCACGAGACACATGGTTGTCATACGCCGGGGCCGGGAAGCGTCTCGATCCGGGGGTCGGTGGGGTCCAAGTCTTGAATGATGAACGTGCGCGTGGTGGTCACGTAGCCCTCCCAGTGGGGGAGCGGCGGGGCGATCCATTTGCTCTCTTTGTCCCAACGTCCCGGCTGTAGAACCATGGATGTTTCCGTGGCTTTACCCGCATAGGCGTCGCGCGTGACTACGAGGACGTGGTGGCCGGCGACTTCGACAACGACTTTGGTGGTCATGTGTATCCCTCTTTCTTGCTGGCCAAGCTTAGTTGCTTTTATCCCCCATGTCTATGACCCTCGTATTTCCCCTCTTATTTCCCCTCTTATTTCCTATACGTGACCACCCTCTTATTTCCTATACGTGACCACCCTCTTATTTCCTATACGTGACCACCCTCTTATTTCCTATACGTGACCACCCTCTTATTTCCTATACGTGAGGAACATGGTTTTCAAATTTCTGGAAAAAATGTAAGCGCGACTATGGAACGCCCCGACCGGGCGCGCGAAAAACCCCCTCTACCACCGCACTCCACCCCAAGTAATTCTTTCATGGCACGTAGGGCGCTGCGCCGCCCGCGCTCGACCAATCAAGCACGACGCGCGCTCGCACGGCGTTTGATACGCGCCGTATCAAAAGACCATGGTTTGACAGTATGGGCGACTTATGCCATTATTGGGTGGTCGGAATGAGCCGACAGAGTGTGAAGGAATAGAGATCATGGCCACGAAGCAGACTGATACCGCCACCTTGCTCGCCACGTTCATTGCTAACGTCGCGACGTTCGCTCTAAGCGTGAAGGCGCTTGGCGCTTCCCTCAAAGCTGTATGGGGCAAGATTGAAGAGGACGTGCTGAAGGAGCAATTCCACGTCACCTATATCGTTAACAAGTTCGGCGTCACGAAGGAAAAGGCCGTCGAGGCTTATGGCAAGGCTTGGCTCACAAAGGACAATGCCGGCGGGGCTAACGTCATGTCGAAGGCGCAATTCAATTGGATGCACGCGGCTAAGCAGCAATGGGGCCGGGCGAAGGATGAGGCCGGCGTGACTGTCAAAAACCCTAACAAGGTCGCCGCGAAAAAGACGGCCGATGCGGCCGATGTTTCAAAGGTGGTCATGCCGAAAGGCGCGCCCAAAGTGGTAAGCTCCATTGATTTCGCCGCGCTTGCCCTCGCCTACGCTTCTGTACCTAAGGATGTTTATCTCAACAACAGGACGCATAAGGCTTTCGCCGACAAGCGCGCTGAAGAGGTTTACGCGGCGATTGCTGATCACGTCGATTGCCTGAAGGCAATCATTGCCAAGTATGAAGAGATGGCTTAACCATTGTTCTAGACCATGGGTTTGATACGCTTCGTATCAAACCCTACTTCAAAGGAGTATAGAGCATGAATGTACCTCGCATGGCTCCCACGTTTCGCGCCAAGTCAAGGCTTATCTGGCCGATGTGGCTACTAAGGTTCCTGATCGCTTAAGCCTTCCCGCTTATTTCCCAGCCCGCCAGCGCAAGCTTGGCGGGCTTTTTCGTTTGTGCTTATTTCACTGACAAACTCTGTACTGCCTTACCTTTGTCCGAAATGTGGCGAAGCCTCATGGCGAAAATGTGGCAAAAAAAAGTCGTTGATTTAAGGGGTATTTTAATAACCTGCTAACAAAACAAGAACATTGACACATCAACTGTTAACATTACACGAAAGTGAGGATACTCCATAACTAAAAATCCTCAATGTTCTCGTCATGTCCCAGGGCGTGCCACTCTCTACACGCGCCTGGGACGAGCGAAACAGTAGTCGTATCAACGTGTTAAAAACGACTTGGCTTACGCACCCACCCAGCTGGGACGAGCAATAACCCAACGATATCAATACCCCATATCATATACTTTACTATACTTACCTAGAAAAAGAAAAGAGAGAGAATTTACGCGCGCGCGCGCCGCGTCGCGACACGTGCTCAAACACGCACAAATATTTATCTCTCTTTCCGGCGATCCAACCAAACAGGGCGAATAGGCACGCCTAACACTCTGACATATAAGAGAATTAACCAGTCCCATCGAACGTGCCAAACTGGCCTTGCCTTCCAAACCCGCCCACTATACCCTTGATTTGATACAGCGAGTATCAATCCCAGGAGACAGAGCATGGCTAAGAGCTACACCCACGCACCCAAAGGCGCGATAATCTGGACACGCGAGGATCAGGGCTACTTAATGGCGCGCCTCAACATCGCCGTCGTCGTATCAATCATCTACGACCCAGAAAGGCTTCTCCACGGCGCACACATCAAGAGCACCAACGTCTACACTCGCACCGATGACGAAGCCGCATCAGAGATCGCGCGCCGTGCGTTCGACACGTCATCCCAGTATCACGCCCTCTGCGCCAAAGCCCAGGCGTTCTACGAGCAACAAAACTTCTACGGCTACGTCGGCGCATGGGAGGACGGCTGCGGCCACCGCAAAAACAACTATTGGCTCAAGCGCGCCCTCATGCCCGGCCGCATGCGTGGCCTGACGCAGCCCCGCGACACCTTGGATGCTCTGAAGTCCAAGCCCAAAGCCCAACGCATCAACGCCCAAGTCTTCATGCGCACAGCTTCATGGGCGCACAAGTACCACGTGCAGCCCATAAAGCCCGTACGAACGAAACAGTAGTCACGGGACCACACACCACACAGCATACGTCAATATACGTCAATATACGTCAAAACCACTTGACACCAGTGGTAATACGTGCTATAATGCACCCTCAATAAGAACAGTGTTTCCCGCAAGAGTTTGATACGGAGTGTACCAAATCATGGCTATGGTGCTTCAGAACGTGAAAGTGCTTCGCTCGTTCGGCGACTGCGCCGCGTACTACGAGAAAGCCCACCAGTGGCGTACCCTCGCGGGACGCGAGGAAGCGTATAGCGAGCGCTCGGGCATCCAGATTGAGCCGGGCTTCAACGCCCACCCGCAAGGCTCGCGGGCGCTCGACCCACACAACCACAAGCGCTACCTCAGCATCCGGCCCATCGAGAACGGTGAGGGCTACGCCTGTCGCTACCGCAACACCGACGTGGTGGTCTGGCGCTCGGGATCGAACCCGAACACCGAGGGACGAGGTGAGACGGTTACCGTGCGTGGCTACACGTCACGCTCGACCGCGCTCATGGCCGAAAACCTCACGCCTCTCGGGATCGACTTCAAGATGCACTACGACGACGCCTACTTCGCCTTCGTTAGGGGGCGCGTCTATGGCTTCGACAAAACCATCACGTTCGCGGCGCGCAACGAATGGTTGCCCGTGGATCACACCTACAAACTCACGTTTATTGACTACGCCTCGCCCTCGCTTCAGAACGCGCTCAACAAAACCCGCTACAAAGACTTCGTGGCTTGGTTGAACGCGGTCATGTCGTTCGATCAGTTGCCCGTGTCCTACAACAATGGTTCGCCACGCGACATAATCGAGCGCGCCGACGACGAGATCGCAACCCATGGTGTGCTCGGTTTGCTACAGGACGTATCAAAGTGGGAGCACCTGAAGAGCTTCCACGGTTGGATAGACCACGAGAACCCAAGGAGCGTGCTGGCTCGCGCCGACAGGATCAAGCGCGAGATACGCGAGCACATCTACCGCGAGTTCAAGGCTGTTCCCGTGCGCGAGGTGGAGTGGTACGATGCAGACCAGTTCGACCGCCAGCGCCACCTCCACGAGAAGTATTCGTGGGCGCTTTAACATAGGAGAGAACCATGGCCTACTCGCTCCCTCTCAAACCGCCTGCCCAAAGCGCCGCCGCCAATCGCGTGCCTGACACCGAGCGTTGGTTGATCACGCCCGACATGTGGAGCGTGGCCGACCACAGGCAAGCCTCGCGCGAGGGCTGGTATATCAACTGTAGCCCTGACGCCGGGATGACCCGCATCTGCGCATGCGATGCGCCTGTCGGCACGGGCGAAGAGTGGGCGCAAGGCAACGGTTGGTCCCTGCCTACCGCCCAACCCGTGCTCATGGTTGGCGTATCAGTCAGGTACGACCCACGCGACCCCGAGTGGTCCGCGTTCGTCAGCGACACCCAGGCCGCGGAATGGGTGGTAGAGCAGATGCACCGAGGTTCTGCGTTTCATGAGCGCGCGTGGCGCGCCGTCGTCAAAGCCCAGATGCAAGGAGCACTCGAATGAGCCACAACCCCCACATACTCCAAATAAGTAGTGCACGCACCTTAAACATAAACAGGAGAACCCCCATCATGGGTGAGAGCAAGCTGCCGTGGGTGATCCCGCCCAAACTATGGTCCAACTGGGATCAGACATGCGCGAAGGAGGCGGGCTGGCATATCTACTTCGACGCCAACCGTTGGATCATCGCGCAATGCCGGACAGCCAAGGGCATCGTGCGCTTCGATTCAAACGAGCACGCACGCGATTGGGTGTCGAAGCAGGCCGACAACGGATCGAAACGCCACATCCGCGCCATCCGCGCGCTGATCGCGGCGAACATCTCGGGCCACAGGCCCATGCACATGCCGCGCTTCGGCGTGTCGGAAAGCGATCAGTATGACGCTGTCGCCTACGAACAGTTCATCAACAGGACGCAACGGCCATGATCAAGTCTCTCATAATCGGGTTCCTCATATCCCTGTTCTTCGTCGGCGGCACGACCGGCGGCAACCTGCTCGCTTGGGTGGTGGTCTGGCTCGTGATCTCGGGCGTCACCTACATCATCTTGGAGGACAAGCCATGAGCAGGGGCATCGTTGACAGCCACGGCCGACCGCTGCCGCGCTTCTACGAACTCGATATCCCAACGCGGGGGTTCGTCATCCAGCACGAGCGCGCCCACGCTTACGTGCGCCGCTCGTACCTCAGCCCCGTCGAGCGCTTCAAGGACGTGGCCCGCACGCTCAGTGCGGGCGACAGCATGCACGCGCTCGACCTCTACGACGGGCGCGAGCAGAAGGAACTCTACCAGCGTATCCTGATGGGAGTTTGATACCATGCGTACCAAAGACAACTTCGACCCGTCCAAGCTCACGCCTGCCTTCCTGGCCCAGGTGTTCAAAGCGCAGCAGGACTTGATCGCCAAGCACGAACAGATACGCCTCACGCTCTACGAGATGATGGCGAGCATGGGCTACCACGCGCCTGTGGTGCGCCCGTGCAAGCTGCGCTTCTTCGCTCTGCGGGGCGTCGTGATCGAGCAGCCAAGCCATTGGTTGGTGTTCGGCAACGAGGACAAGCATCGCGTGCGCGCCTACGCCGAAGACACGCTGACCGAGCCGAGCGTGCCGCCGCGTCCTCTCGGCTTCATGATCCCCACCGGCAAGTTTCACGCGAGCCGCGACGGCTCGCTCGATGCTTACTACCACTGCCTCAGGGGCAAGGAGTATCTGGGCGTGGACCGCACAGCGCGGGGCGTCTATGCGATCACCTCCTATGAGCGATGATCGAGACAACCAACGCGCGCTGCGCAAGATCATCGACCATGGCCGCAACTATGGCATGGGGCCTACCTCCATGCTCAAGGCCATCAAGGCCATCAAGGGCATGGAGGCTACGCTTGTCTCCATGGACGAGTACAGCACCATCGGCAAGGAAGTATGGGAAAGGTTGGTGGACGCCATGAAACAACAATGGATCATTGAGGGCGAGTGGTCGCAGTACCATTCGATGGTGGCCCAAGGCCAGGGGTGGGGCCTGTCGCATGTCAAGGGCATGTGGCAGGTGGTCACGCTGGACCCCGCCAGGTTCGCAGACAACGAAGCCGCGCGGCTCTACGTGCTCGAACACGAGAAGGATCAAAACAGTAGTTTGTACGCGATTGCCGTGCAGGCTGTGATCGTGGGCAACATGCGATGAAGACGGAAGCGGCGTGATACATTGGGTATCAAAATCCCCCGTACTGAAGACCAAGTGTAAGGAGTAGTGTCATGGGTTGGAGAGCAGGTATCAGCACTTACGGACTACCCTCTGTGGGTTCGTACGACGACGCCAAGAGGGCGTGGGAGAGGGCGCGCGTGGCGCGGGGCAATCTGACCCGGCGCTACCTGAAGCTGAAGGACACCACCAAGTTCATCGACTATTACACCGACAACGGCGGCCCGCCGACCTACTTCATGGGCTTCGGGCGCGAGCTTGTCCGCTACTACGCCACGGGCCGCATCTGCGTCAGCGAGGGCTACACCGTGGGCGACGCCGACTTCGCGAACCACACGTTGCCGGGCGGCGTTTACGCTAACTACAAAAGTTGCCTGGGCAAGACGCTCAGGGTCTACTCCCGGCTCTACCGGCTCGACGGGCTTCTGGCCCTGGAACTGGACGGAAACGGGGGCTACGCCGTGACCGAGCCCTCCCGGCCATGGAAGTGGCCCCGGCTGGACGCCGCCCACGGGCGGGCTGCGCTGAAGGAATGGGAGTTTCAGAACTTTTGTCACTGGACGCGAGCAACAGTTCACATGGACTGTCTGCAAGCGCCGCGGTCCCTGGCCGACATAACCACGCCCATGGCCATGATGCGCGACCGCAGTTCGACCGGCCTCACGCATGTCGCGTCGGCGCTCAAGAACCCCGACCGTTGGCACGAGGTGGTGCGCACGCTCATGGCGGACGGCAAGCGTGGGGACAACCTGATCAAGGCCGCGTGCGACATGGCCAGGACTGCGATACACTTCGCCAGTGGAGCGCTGGCCGTGCACGAGTTCGATCACATCCACGAGAACGATGCGGCGCGATACTATCGCGCCGTAAGTAAGTACCATGGTCTTGCGGGGTGAACATCATGACCGAAGCCGTACCCAACTACCTATGGGACAATAGGGACCAAGAGAGAGCCAAAGCGCATGGGTGGGTTGTCGAGACGGTGGGCTTCGTCGGCCATGGCGAGGCACGCAACTTCGGCGGCATCGCCATTGACGACAGCCTCAGCTTCGGCAGCTATTCGTTCTACTGGATTGACCCCATGGTCATGGGCAAGACTTGGACCGATAGCCTCGTGGACTTCATCGCTGAAGAAGCAGCCAAGGGCGTGCCTCTCTATGAGAAGGCTTGGTTGCTGTACTGCTACATAGACCTGCGCGGCAAGCTGCGCAGGGCTACCCAGATCACAGCATGGGGTGACCCCTGCTGATACGAAGCGTATCAAACAAGAGAGCGAGTACCCGACCAATGAGTAATGTCTATCAGACAGAGCAGCGTGTCGTCTGCGGGCGTCATGTCAAAATCGAGTGGGCGTACGACCAGCACTTGGGCAAGCCATGGAAAGAGTGCGACGGGAACGGCCCCGTGAGCGAGTGGCGACCCAAGGACAGCAAGAAGCCCGGCGAGCGTGAGCTATCGAGAGACGGCGCGTCCCGTCGCTTCTACGATTGGGAGGCCGCGATCAAGCAGGCGCGCAAGGAGAGTTGGGGCCTGGGCATCAACGGATACACCGCCCTCATGTGCGAACTGCGCCGCGTGCCGACCGCCAAGCAGGTGCGCGAGCGCGCCGTCAAGAACAACTACGAATGGCTATGGGACTGGTGCCACGACAACTGGCACTGGTGCGGTATCGTCGTCACCGATATCCAGAGCGGCGTGGAGCGTTCGCTGTGGAGTATCGAGAGCACCAACGAGCACGGATACCACGAAGAGATAATCACCGATCTCGTTGAGGACATGTACGTTGACGTGGTGCGCGTCCTCATGGGCGGCGAAGACGAGGCAGCATGAGTACGCCGTTTCTGTTCAAGGACGAAGAAGGCGAGCCTCTCGGATCGTTCGCCTTCTTCGAGACAGCCGAGGACAAGGCGCTGTGGCCCCTGAAGCTGCGGCGTCGCGCCCATGTAATGGGGTTCGAGATCACGCCATGGCGCGCCTTCACGGCCACGGGCATGAACTACGCCATGGGTTGGACTAACTTCAACGCACCCGGCGAAACAGTAGTCGAGTGGTTGCAGTCCCACCTAGAGGTGGTTGAACGCGAAGGCGTGGGCGACCTTGAACTATGGGAGAGCGCATGGAGGTTCTACATCGTACTGAGCATGGGGCACAGGCTACGCTTCAAGGTAGGCAGATGATAGGAGGCACATGGGGACCACTGTGGAGCGCACACGACAACAAGCACGCCATACGACGACATGGTTGGTCGCTCGCGTGGCAATGGAACCCGGAACAGCGTTGCTGGCACGCGGTCATCTCAACAAGGCACCCACCGTTCAGCGCGCTCGAACGGCGGGTGCTCAAGCGCTTTGACCTGTTCTACCGTGAGGGTCATGACCTTCACGTCCGAGCCTGGGCAACCATTGTTGCGTCCCGAATGGACCCCAACATGGTGTCGCCTTAGGGAAACTATGACCATTGGTGTTGACACACCATGGTTTATGTGCTATTGTATATGGGTACTGACCAAGGATAGGAACTATGCAAACTCTCGATAGCGTCGGCGTAGCCGAGTTCATTAAGCATGTCGCGATTAAGCTCGATCAGCCTGTCATGGTTGTCGGCACGTTCGGTTCGGCCAAGAGCGCCGTAACCAACCAAGTCGCGAGCGACCTTGACAGCCCCGAAGCGCTCGACGCGCTCCTGGGCGACCGCAACCAGTCTTTGATACCGACCGTATCAGACGACGGCGACACGCTCTACACCAAGTTCACCGGGACGATACTCTGCGACGTTCGCCTCGCTCAATACGAGAGCGTCGATCTCCGCGGCTTCCCCGGCGTCAACAAGGCGACGGGCATGACGGTGTGGCATGCGCCGAGCACGCTTCCCTTCGTCGGCAACGACGACTTCCCCGACGACAAGATCATCATCCTGTTCCTCGATGAGATCACGTCGGCGACGCCGCCTGTCTTCAGCGTGGCCTACCAGTTGGTCAACGAGCGCCGCGTCGGCGAGCATGTGCTGAAGCCCAACGTTCGCGTGGTCTGCGCGGGCAACCTCGAAAGCGACAAGGGCGTCGTCAACCGCATGCCCATGCCGTTGTGCAATCGCCTGACCTGGGTGCAGCAGGTCGTCAACCACAAGTCGTGGGCCGACTGGGCGCAGAGCGTCGGCATCACGCCGGTGGTCATCGCGTTCATCCACTTCAAGCCCAACCTACTCATGACCTACGACCCGGCCAAGGCCGAGAAGGTGGTCGCGACGCTGCGCACTTGGGAGAAGGCGGCTGCGTACTTGGTTGACGACATGCCCGAAGAGATCAAGTGGGCGGCGTGCGCCGGCTCGATTGGTCAGGGACCGGCGACCGAGTTGCGCGCCTTCATTGATATCTGGCAGAAGGTGATCCCGCCCAAGCAGATCGCTGCCGACCCCGAGGGCACGCCGGTGCCGACCGAGGCGAGCATGCGATATGCGACTGCTGTATCTATCTCGGGAGCAATGTCGGGCAAGCTGCTCGCGCCGCTCTATCAGTACCTCAAGCGTCTGCCGCCTGAGTTCATCGTGCTGGCGTGGCAGTTGGCGCAGAAGCGCGACCAGCGGCTCTACAACACGCCCGAGTTTATGGATTTCACGAAAAGATATAGAAGCATATTCAATATGTAAGTATAGAGTTTCGGAGTAACCGAAAATGCGTAATGATCCGATACGTAGAACGTATCTAGTCTGGTTCGCAATGGTGGGACGTTGCACTAAGCGTCACCACAAAAGCTATCCAGACTACGGCGGGCGAGGCATCCGCGTGTGCAAGAGGTGGCTAATATTTAGCAACTTCCTTGAGGACATGGGGCCATGCCCGTTGGGGTTGACACTCGAACGTCGCTGCAACGGCCGAGGGTACTGGCCGTCGAACTGTCGGTGGGCGACGCGCGCTGAGCAGGCGCGCAACTATCGCCGCAACGTGTGGATCACATGGCGCGGCGAAACCAAATGCGTGAAGGACTGGAACACGCACTTCGGCCTCAAGCCGAACGTGCTCGCGTCACGTCTCAAGCGACGAACTGTGCGTCAAGTCTTTTGTGAGCTTGACTAACAAAACCATGGTGATACGCGCCGTATCAACCGAAGGAAAGGAATATGTTGTGGCACCCAGGACACGAGAGCAGCAGGACGCTTACAACGAGAAGCGTCGGCGTGAGAGTGCAGCGAAGCGTGGTGCGCCCCCGCCCGCACCGAAAGGGAAAGCGCCAGCAAAGAAGGCGAAGGCCCAAGCCAAAGTGAACGGCCACGCGCCGCCCAAGGTGAAGGCTAAGCCTCTACACGCCAAGGAGGGCCGAGCCAAGCCTGTCAAGTCGATCCCCGAGCATAAGATCGAGGACGCCCGCACCAACATGATCCAGCCAAAGCTGGCGACGATCCAGCAAACGAAACTGCCCGGCTTCACCATGGCCGGCTCGTACGTCCGCAAGACGGGAGCGGGCAAGGGCAAGTTGCGCAACGGCACGCACCAATGCACTGTGGCTTTCACCACCGAGCAAATGAACTGGCTCGTGGCGAAGGCCGGCTTCAAGCTGGTGTCGCTTGCGGAGATGATCCGCATATGCGTGGTCGAGAGGATGGCGCGCCCCGATGGGAGTTCGACTTAGCGACTACGACTGGACGGTGCTCGCTGCCTGCCAACTAGGCGGCGTGCGTCGCCGGTATAAGGACACGCCGTCCGGCATCTTGGTTGAATACTTCACCATGGGTGACACGGACGTGACGCAAAGCATCACCCGCCTAGAGCGGGCGGGCAGGATCGAACCACATCATATCACGTTGGGTGTGGACAAAGAGGGTCTGAAGGCCGCCATGAGAAGGGTAGTGAAATGAGCACCGCAGCAATCAAGCTAGACACCTACGACAAGGCGCGCTCGCAACTGCTGATCCGTCAGCCGTTCTTCGCGAGCGTCGTCCTGTCCACTGAGTGGATACCGGACGAGAAGATACCCACGGCCTGCACCGACATGGTGAAGGTGTGGTACAATCCCAAGTTCATTGACGACTTGGGCGTGGACCACGCGATGTTCGTGCTGGTGCATGAGATCATGCACATCATCCTGAAGCACGGGCTGCGCCGCGGCTCACGCAAGCCGATCCGTTGGAACAAAGCGTGCGACTACGCGATCAACCAAGAGTTGGTGGACAGCGGGCTGTCCATGCCGGACAGCGGGCTGATCGACAAGGCGAAGTACGGCGGCATGACGGCCGAGCAGATATACGATATCCTTACGCAGGAGAAGGAGAAGGGCGGCGGCAAGGGCAAGGGCAAGCCCCCGCCGGGCACGAAGGTTCAGCCGGGTCAGCCGGGCGACCGCCCCGATGACGACGACGACGTTACCGACCTGGGCGAGATGGGCGCGGACGTGATGACGCCCGGCGAGCGGGACGGCAACGAGCCGACCGAGGCTGAGGCGCGTCAGATCAGCGCGAGCATCGACGGCAAGGTGGCGCAGGCTGCGACCATGGCGCGCGCCGCGGGCAAGCTGCCGGCGAACATCGCGCTCTTGGTTGACGGCGTGCTCAATCCTCCGCAGCCCTGGGAGATTGTGCTGCGCGAGTTCATGACGCGCATGGTGCAGCAGAATGAAACGTGGTCGCGCCGCAACCGGCGCTTCACTCCTATCCTACCCACGTCGTTCGATGTGGGCATGGGAGAGTTGGTCATCATCGGCGACACATCGGGCTCGATGATGGTGGACAAAATCTTTGCGCAGATCGCGGTGGAGATCAATCACTGCCGCGAGTACGTGAAGCCCGAGCGGACGCGCGTGGTCTGGGCCGACTACGCCGAGTGCTCGCATGAGCAGGTGTTCGAGCCGGACGAACAGGTGGTGCTCGAACCCAAGGGCGGCGGGGGCACAGACATGCGCCTGCCTCTCAGGTATGTGGAGAAGTTCCACCCCGACGTTGTGATCCTGATCACGGACTGCGAGACGCCGTGGCCTTCACAGGAGACACCCTACCCGCTGATCGTGGCGAGCACGACCAATCAGAAGTGTCCCGACTGGGCGCTTCGCCTGCAACTGAGGACGCATGCCTGAAACGATGAAAGCGTACGACGTGCTTGCCAACATCGACCCGGACGGGAAAGCGGTGGCGACCAACGTCATCGTCCACCGCACGTTCAAAACCATCAACGACTACTTCGATCATGAGTACGTGCGTTGGTTGGTGGTGCGCGAGCATGGTGATCCGGTTGTTCGGGTCATTGACTTATGGGCCACGGAGATGACAGAAAGGTTTCCGTATGTTACGCCGTGGTTCATCCAAGAAACATTCGCGACGGCCGACCAAGCCGTTGCGTTCATAGCCCTCACTATCTGATACGTGTTGTATCAACCGACCAAGGAGTAGAGTTATGCAGATTGATCTCGCCTCGCGCATGATGCTCGTCAACGTCTCGATCTCTGTGTGGGAGGGGCGCAAGCTGGACAAGCGCATCACCCGCAAGACCATCGCTGACAACCACGTCAACGACGAGAAGGGGCTGCGCGTCAACAAGCTGCTCATCGACAGCGACGCCTTCAAGGAGGTGCAGGCCACGTCGTCCGAGGTGCGTGACTTCGTGAAGACGAACACGCTGCCGTGGTACGACAAGGGCTACCGCGCTCTGCTGCGCCAGCGCTATCAGGCGTTCGTGGAAAAGTTCCACATCAAGGAGCAGAACTGGTGGGCCGCTGTCGATCACTTCGTCCGCGTCAAGTATCCGGCTGAGGTGGCGAAGGCCAGCTTCCGACTAGTCGATGCGTTCGTGGAGAGCGACTACCCCGGCGTCAACGAACTGCGGGACCGCTTCAAGCTGACGCTGGACATTGCGCCCATCGCCGGCGCGGATGACTTCCGCGTCAAGCTGGACGAGGCCACCGTCACAGACATACAGGACAAGATCAGGGCGGCGACCGAGCAGCGCGTGCACGACGCCATGGTGGATGTGTGGGAGCGCGTCGAGAAAGCGGTGCAGCACTTCGCCGCCCGCACCGGCCCCGACATTGAGCGCTTCCATGCCACCACCGTGACGAACATGGTGGAGTTGGTTGACCTGCTGCCGGCGCTCAACCTGACCAACGATCCCAAGCTGAAGGAGATGGCGACCAAGCTGCGCAGCACGCTGTGCACCTACGACCCGAAGGACCTGAAGAAGGACCTGTCCGTCCGCAAGGCGGCCAACCAAGACGCGGCCAAGATCATGGAAGACATGGAATCCTTTATGCAGGCGTTCCGCTGACCCGACTTGACGTAACCTTGGGTGCGGGGCTACCCCGTACCCTCCACAACAAAACAGTAGTTTTGATACACGGAGTACCAAGTATGCAACTTAGCGACGATAGCATCTGGCACTTATGTCACCCAGGCGTAGCGGACGGGCTCAAGGATCGTGACCGGCTGCGCGATCCGAGGACGGGCTACCCGCTGCCGATGATCACGCCGTTCCTTGAGAGCAAGTACATCGTCAACGGCAAGTCCGCCGGCCTCAGCGTGGCGTCCTACGACCTCAGGATCGCCCACGACCTGACCCTGGGACCGCACCCCGGCTATCGCCTACAGGCGGGCATCCGGCGCGCCCTGTTCGCGGTCAAGGCGGTGCGTGAGCGGCGCGCCGAGCGCTCGCGCAACGGCGAGACGGCCATGACCATCATCATGGAGGAACCGGACGACCTCGACATGATGCTGCCGGGGCTGTCGATGGCCATGGAGGACAGCCCGCCTCCGTTCGCCCTGGCGCACACCATTGAGAACTTCGCCATGCCCTTGGATGTGTCAGGGCAGATTTGTGATAAGAGCACCTATGCACGCATGGGGCTTTCGTGCTTCAACACCTTCTTCGATCCGGGGTTTATAGGGAACGGCACCCTCGAACTCGTGAACCTTTCGTCGGAAACGATAGTTATTAGGGCAGGCGACCCGATCTGCCAAATAGTATTCAACAGGTTGGATAAGCCTGTAGCCCAGGGCTACACAGGGAAGTACCAGTATCAACCACAGCAGCCTGTGCCGGCGATTA